AAAGGTATTAGAACGTCTAAAAATGGGTAAGACATTATCGGCAGAGGATTGGCATACAAATTCCTTACTTTTATCACGATTAACCGATTCCTTTGCAATTCCTAATTCGGCAAGGAGTATTGACTCTACGCAGAAGAAAGATGACCTTCGTGATATTACAAAAGGATATGTCTATGAACTTCTTAAAGAGATTAGCAAGGATCCATTAACTCAAACTAAATTGGATGGATTGATTAAGACAGATATTGCATTAGTTTTGTTAACTGCGGATCTCAAAAATGCCAAGCAAACATTAAATACTTTACGAGCAAAAGAACGTATTACCTTTACAGATCGACTGAGATTGATGACGGACACAGAACGTGAAATCACAAAGGACCTGATTGATAGAGGACTTGCACCTACAATTATTACACGTGAAGACCGAGCATTGTTTGCAAGAGAAATGACTCAAACTGAATATGTTGAGGATTCAGAAGTAGGTGTAGGACGTCCAGTTGATTTTGAAGACCAAGGTGAGGTTCCAGTTAATCAAGATATGGTTGAACGTGGACAGTATGGAGATTACTCAAATGCTGCAAACAATGATGGAAGAGACTATACACAACCTGACCAATTTGACGAAGATGATCGAGGTATTTAAACACACACGGGTATCTATAAGTATAGTAAAAATGCTTGTCTGTAAGATTTGGTTAATTTCTAAAACAGGGAGACGTGATGAGACGTTTTCAGTTCATCGTGAGACATCCACTGGATTGTTTAAGATTATCTATTGTCCATGTGATCTAGACAGTCGTCCACAATACACATTTAGGATGACATTGTCTGAGATTCGCAATTACATTGAGACCTTGATGGACTCACTTAAGATTGATAAAGAACCATGGAATGAAATTCAAGTGTCTCCAGTGACATCTCCTACAATTCTTTACGATCTCATGGATTTTGATTCCTCCTATGACATCATCATGGAAACCATTGAGACTGCACTCATGACTCAAGTAACTATGACTCTAGACACTGAGACCCATTAAAATGAATCCAACGGATGTATAACTATCTTAGGTAGAATGTTGACCATCCATGGATATCAAATTGCAAAGTCCGCAAACGATCCTTCTATCAAGAAGGCGCTTATGGTCAAACCCTTTTCATTAATTAACCCACACGCAGTACCTCGGTATCCAGTGTATCACGAGGACAAGAATCATCTGTATCTTCCTAAACATTACGGAATTGAGAAATTTGGACCCGTTCCTTCCAAACGAGATGTTCCTGAAACACCTGCTAAGTTTTGGGAATTTGCTGGATCCATTCGTCCTGTTCAACTTCCTGTTGTAAATTCATTCTTATTACCTGAACCTCACGATGGAATCATTTCACTTCATACTGGAGGAGGTAAAACTGTTTGTGCTCTCTACATTGCCTCAAAACTACGAGTGCCTGCACTTGTAATTGTTCACAATACCTTCTTGCGAGACCAGTGGGAAGACCGTATTAAGTCCTTTCTACCTAAAGCAAGAATTGGACGAGTCCAAGCAGATATTTGTGACGTTGCCGACCGGGATGTTGTGATAGTTATGCTCCAAACACTTTCTATGAAGGACTTAAATGGTGATCTCTTCAAACCGATCGGGTTGGTCATTGTGGACGAGTGCCACCATATTGCTTCAGAGGTGTTTGTTCAAGCACTTCCCAAAATCACCTCAAAATACATGTTAGGTTTATCGGCAACCCCTGACCGAAAAGACAAACTAATGCATGTCATTAACTGGTTTCTTGGACCCTTATTATACAAATCTGAAACAGGCGATTCAGTGGATACAAAAGTGACTGTAGAAGTCTTTGAATACCAGAACACCGATCCTGAATTTAATGAAGTAGTTTTGAGTTCACAAGGGTTTGTATCGGTTCCAATTATGGTGAACAAACTTGCTGAATGTGAAGACCGAACTCGATGGTTATGTGGAATCATTGAAGACATTTGCGAAGAAGGACGGCAAGTCTTAGTGTTATCAGACCGTGTAGAACATTGTAATGATATTCTAAACGGATTATCAGAAGTTGTCAGAGAAACTGCTTGTATTCTCTCTCAAAAGGTAAAGTCAAGTCAAAGAACAGAGTTTTGCGAATCCAAAAAGATTCTGATTGCTACATATACCATGTGTCGCGAGGGATTTGACGTTCCAACTTTAAATACTCTTGTAATGGCGACTCCAAGACCGGACATTGACCAAATTGTTGGTCGTATTCTAAGAGTTGAAAAATCAAAGAGAACAATTCATCCACTCATTGTGGACATTGTGGACCCTCAGTTTCGTCGTCAATTTGGTCAGAGAAATACGTTATATCGTAAGCGTAATTATACGGTTAATCGGATGTCGTTGGGAGGTGAACCTTCACCACCGGAACCGAAACGGACTTCTCCATGGGAGATTTAGGAGTTCGTAATGTAAGACCTACAGGAGCAGCGTCCAATGTAAAGGGTGAAGGCGACGATACACGGTCATCTGTATAAATCTCAATCTTATGGAGTCCATTGGTCTCTTCAGGTTTGGAGACATCTGTGTATTTAGAAAACTTAGTCTTGAATTCATCGACTACTGAATCGGGAACCAAAGGACTGACTTCGGCAAGTCGGTCATATTGGTCCTTCACGTACTTCAATAATGCAGTGGGCGTCATACGTTCGTCTCGGGGTAGTGTTAATTCAACCGCGAGGAAACGATATAACTTTGCATAATGGATTGCTGAAATGCGATGTCCTTCTGCCCTTTTTGCCCAACCGTAATACGATCCAACCGTGTTCAAAATAGAAACCAACAAGGATGCAGCACCTAATGCGATGGACGCTGTCTGTTGCTGTCCAGCAAACATAGTAGTCGAACCCACACTGATAAAACCAGTAATAGCGGATCCAATTGCAACGGGTAAGTCAATGTATGTTTTTTGACGGTTATAGATTTGTTCACATCGTTTGTGAACCCAAGCAAGACCACTTGCCTTCTCTCCGGTCTGAGCAAAATATTCCTCTAGGCGAGGCGTCCAATGAACATCTTTTCCAACATCTACACTGCTTGAATCACCCATTCTTATTTTTAAACGTAGAAATACAATGCTGTGGCCACCTAAATACTATCGTGGTTTATCTACTCGTCGCAAAGCGGAGCGTCACCGTGAAATCACTCGTAGGTCTCGTATGTCATGGAAAGACCCAAAAGCGTACAAACCCTTCAAAACCGACAAAGGAACACAGCGTCGCCCCTCATCCTACACAACGCGATTTCATAAGAAGTATCCAGGCGTGAAGGGTATTCCTGCAATCGCCAAGGCAACCGGTGTCTCTGAAGGCACTTTGAAAAAAGTCTATAATCGTGGAATGGCTGCATGGAGAACAGGTCATCGTCCAGGCGCAAGTCAGGAAGCATGGGGCATGGCGCGTGTGTATTCATTCGTGCTTCATGGAAAAACATGGCGGACAGCGGATAAAGATTTATCTCACAGCCAATAACAATGAACTTTGATTATCGTGGAAGCATTGTTTCAACGTCTGTTCCGACGACTGAACTACGCACTGTAAAGAAGGTGCTTCACGTAGATTCAGCAGATCGTGATACAGGTATCTACTACACGAATGGCGAGTTTGTTGTCTATTTGCCTCGTGTGTATGAGAAAGTGATCTCCCTCCGTCTTATGAGTGCTGAGTTTCCTACACTTGAAAGTGCACTTACTCATTCCTATTCAAATGGACAAAACATTCCTTCTGGAACTTATAGTGATGCAGCAGTTTCTATAAGTGGAAATGCAATGCCAAATTACTTTTTAGTTGATATTGAAGGTCTAAACAAGAGCGACGAGACTGCAGTTGCAGGCAATAAATCTCAATTCCCTGATAGCTTCTTTGCAAAGATAGCTAATGTTACCTATTCAAAGGCAGTTCTTGTTTCAAATACACTTGCTCTTGGTCGTACAACAAACTTTATTGAATACAACGATCACTCTGGTCAGGAGAACAAGGCATACTTCAACCCTCCAATTGGAAAGTTAGATCGTCTTCGTATTCGCACTCGTCTTCATTCACAACAAGGTGGACAAGGATTTCTTTATTGGACATCGGATCAATCAAACGCAGCATCATCCAATGTAAATGGTGTTAATTATTGTTTGACATTTGAGATTGAGTATCTTGACAACGGATTTGATCAGTTCTCAAGTCTTTCAACTCGACTACGTCCTAGCGACCGCGCATAGACTTTCCAAGCGTCACAAAAGTATCGAAGGTAAATAGGAAAAACACACCCGTTGCAATATACAGGAGCATATCCTGAGTTGCTGCTGGAGCATACCCTGTTCGGTTCTGTTCAATCAATCTTAAAATTCGGTCTAACTTAGAATCATCTCCACCACCGCCATTCATACCAAAATGTTCACGAACACGGTCTCGAACTGTAGGTAACCGAGGATCCAAGGGTGCATCAGGTTTTGGTTTCAAATGCTGAGGTGTGGCATTAAAGGATTCAGTTGCTGGATCGGTGTCCAATGGCAAGGTCTTTGAAACAGATTCAATTAAATCCTTATGAGTATCTTCTTTCTTCTTAGGCGGTTCCGCCTGTTCTTTCGCTACAGTAACAGGAACACGTTGACCAAAGGGCGTTCCAAAAGCGTCTTCTAAACTTGAGTAGTTCATACTCTCACTTGTTCAAAGAAACACAGAAAAATATGGGGGAACTATAAATGCTGTCTTCACGAAATGAATGGATAGTCGTCGGCGTCCTCATTGCCTACCTTGCGTTTATTCCCAGTCTTCAAGTTATCCGTGATTTGCTTGCTACGCCCATCGGCAAGGCGCTTGGACTCGCGGGTATTGTCTACGTTTACAAGTACGTAAGTTGCCCTGTTGCACTCTTGTTGGTCATTGCATATGTCCGATGTGCTGGTACTAGTCGTGAGATGTTTACAACTCCTACTATGACTGTTCAACCTACTTGTACATGCCCTGATGGATACGCTTATGATTCAGTTGCCAAGGAATGTAAACCTACTTCTTCCATGTCAGGAAGTGTACCACCTGAAGCAAGTGGAAGCATGCCCGGAGCCAGTGTGAGCATGCCTCCCCCTAATTCATCGGTCAGCACTGCCCCTATGACTACACCGATGCCCACAATGCCACCTGTCCCTCCTTCTAGTACCTCGGGAGTTCAACCTTCTATGGGAATGTCCTCGACTGTTGGAAGTGTTTAATCTCATAGTGTAACAATGGTTGACTATCTAGAAGCGTTGAATACCAATAAGTTTTTCATCGGTGTGATGATGATCGTCTTGAATATTGGATCTAAGTATTTAGTTGATGAATTCAGTGGAAGTCCAGATGAATATTCTAGAAATCTTCTACTGAGGCGTATTGCCATTTTTGCAGTGTGTTTTATTGCCACTCGTGATATTATTACCTCAACCCTACTGACTGCAGGATACATCATTATTGCAATGGGTGTCTCTCGCAAGAATGCTGAAGGAATGGCGAATCAAAAAGTAGATGCAGGTGTATCCAAGGCGGATTGGCCTGCATATGATCGTACTGTTCCACCCATGTTTACTTAAGAGCGACGAGTTCCACGACGACTTGATCGACGAGTGCGTCCACCCTTCTTTGACTCCGCTTTCTTAATTGCTTCTTCCTTCTTTTTAATAGCTTGTAGCAAGTATGGTTTACTTCTGTAGATAGAAGGAACTAACGCTGGGTTAGATGCAAACGACTTACCTTCATGAATTTGCTTATACTTTTCAAGATCTCTTAACTCGCTTTTCAACTTAGGAATTCCTTTACCTGGCATTTATTATTAACAATGCTAAAGTTTATTTAAAATGGATTTATTTTGTCAAATGTATGAACTTCAAGATGGATCTGCATAAACTATTTCTAACACCTCGTCCAGATGGGACGGGACTCTTTGACCTGTTTCTTACTGAATGCCAAAAATGGTATGAACAACCCGCACACACGTTTACCGAAATGAGAACACGTGATAATAAAAAGATTCGTGGTGATGTATTTGAAGAGTTCTGTGTTCAATATCTCAAGCATGTTCGCAAACTAACGAATGTTTGGTTGCTCAAAGATGTTCCTGAAGAACTCTTGACAACTCTCAGCCTTAAACGCCCGGATGTTGGAATCGATATCGTGGCCGAAAAAGATGGAAAGTATTATGCAGTTCAGTGCAAGTATAAGAAACACGTGAGTTTTAAGAAGAATGTGGTTACGTGGAAGCAATTGTCTACCTTCTACGCATTAGTATTAAGAACGGGACCCTGGGCACAGTATATCGTCATGACAAACTGTGACTATTGTCGGCATATGGGAAAGAAGACTTCTAAAGATATATCGATTTGCTTAAAGACATTTCAAAACATTACGTCAGAGCAGTGGGTTCAAATGTGTGAACTTGAAGGTGAAGTCATCGGTGAAAAAGTTAAGATGACTCCTGAAGAATTACGAGCTGCTAGAGTAGCGCGATTTGGTTAATCTAGACTTACGTGTCTTCTTTGAACGGAGTGAACGCTTCTTTTTTGTTATGCGACGACGGACTGTAGAGGTCTTTTTAGACCGACGTCCTCCAGGTGTAGTTGGGTCTGTATCAGGAATTCCAATTGTAGGTGCCGATGTTCCAGATGAGATTAAACTCATAATAAGTTCATGATCAAGTACTTCATCTACTTGATTGGCTGTCTTTTCACCCCATACTTCAAGAGCATCCAAAACTTCTTCATCTTCACTTGATGTCTTAAAGATAATCCTTACTACAATTCCATCCTCTGCAAACTCTAAGGGTTCACTTTTCACAAACATAAAATCATCTACAAGGTTTTTCATAGAGTCATTAAATTCACCCGATTTACTAAAATAGTTAGTAAATACGGACTTTACATCATTGTTTACTGTCTTTGGATTGACATCTTTGGACTGTATATCCATTAAGTATAGTTTGAATGTAAGTACTTTGTCCATTTATCTTTTGTAAATCTTATAATTTTATAATGACCGAATTCTTTCCTGTAGATCCAGCATTCTTTTTTGGATTGGCTCCACGAAGTGCTGACGCAGGAACTGCTGCAGGTGGTCCATTGCCGGGTGGAACCACTACAGACTGCTTGATGTTCTTCAAGAGTTCATCAATGTTAGGCGGTGAACGCATTTCTTGTGCAGGTGCAGGCGCTGGTGGTGAAACTATCTTAGTCTTTGCTCCGCCTCCAATCTTAACCTGTTTATCTGCTGCGGGTTGTTTAGGAATCATGGATGGAGGTGGTGCGGGTGGCATACCGGATTGCATGAAACTCATGAGACCTGAAAGAGGATTGGTTGCTTGAGGTGGTGGAGGAACATTGGCAGTCGTTCGCATTTGTTGAGTCTGGTTCTGCATTGCTGCAGCTGCCAATGAACGAGCAATGTCTGGGTTCTGTCGCATGATGTCATCAATGTTTGGAATTGGCGCCTTACGAGTCATTTGATTCGTCAAATGAACCATATAGACCATCATACATGCACGCATTGGAATCTTCACTAAAGGATGCATCTTCAAGTTCTCACCATATTGATCATATAACTCTTCAAAGTCATCTTCTAAATCCACTACATTCATTTGAGCAGATTCTGAAAGACCATCTAACTGAAGACCAAACGCCTTGAGTAGAGTTACATGCTTAGATCCGTATTCCAATCCACTCATAGCGGTCACGAACCATTCAGAGAATTGCTTGATGGTAGCGTCCATAGACTTCTCACGCTTAATGAACTCGAGTTCTAACTTCATCTCTTCTAAAGGAGAATCCATTGTGAAACGCTTTCTCATCGGAACTCCCATCTTGGAGAGACGCTCAAACTTACGAAGAACTTCATATTTCTCCTTCATCAAGGACTCATCGGATACCTTGCGAGGATTTACAGAGGGAGCATACGGTTCAGCGTTGAAGTTCATGGTTCCTCCAAGTTGAATGGGTCCTGTGTCCTCAGAAGACGGAACCAATTTTGGAGCAGAGGGTGGGGCGGGAACGTCATCAAATGACAATGTGGGAAGGTCTACTGTTTCTAAATTAGCGATGCCTGCAGATTGTGGATTCACGAGTAGGTCGATGTCCATGCTTATAAATGACTTGGACGTCCTTCTTAAAGTTAGAACGCGACAGAGTAAAAAAATGTCCCTCATATCCTACACCTCTTCATACCGACTTCCATCTTCAGTTCATCCTTTCGTTCTTTGAGATACTCAATGTACATCTCACACCATATGTACTCGTGCTCTTTCGTGCTACGATCAAGCGTCTTCATAAAGAGTATCGTATCTTTTACTTCCTTATCAATATCATCTTCATCCATTCTGTGTACTTGACGCTTCATTTCTAGCATCTTTTCCATCATATACTCGTCATCGTCAATGTCTTCTTCTTTCCACTCAAGTTGAACATAATCCCACAATTCTCTTGACTTCCAAATGCGAAGTCTATACTCATTCTCAGTCTCAGTACGTTGCTTTTTAATGATTCGGTCCATGTTGCTCACCATTCATTTTCTTAAAAAAATCAAATCCATTTTGGACGATCGGGCTCCGATCCGGTTTACTTGGTTTCGTGTTCTAATACCCAAAGACCTTGCAAGAATGAATCCGCCAAATCATCTTTCTTTGGATGGGAAGCAAAATGCGCCTGATTCTCTGCCGGAACTAGAGCGTATGCATGCGCTATGCCTGTCTTTTTGCGGCCTTTATAACTTGCGGTTGAATCTTCCACAGTCACAATGTTTGACAGCTTGTGAGTTGCCGAAACCCCAGTACACCGAAATCCACGGCAACAAAAATACATCTGGAGCATTGCTTGAACCCCAAACATTCTTCGGTCCATTTGATTTTCAAAAGCAACGACATCTGCTCCCTTCCACGAAGTCCGAGCGTCCAAACTCTTGATGATTGCAGGCGCTAAATCCAACACAGACCCTTGAATCGCAGACGAAACACACTTCTTCCACGTGTTCTGTTTATGGTGATTGTAAAGCAACTTTACCAAATCGGTTTTCTTAGTTGCAGTTGTCTCCAATCCTTCTGCTTCAATTCGTTCGTGAAGTTGATTAGGAGTCATCTTATTAATTTCTGTTTTAGTCATTGCCTTCTTCTTGCGAGGACAATGCTTTGAACAACTGAACAATCCATTACTTGCATGTTCATAACGTGCTGCCGTAGAGCATTTATGACATCTAGGAGCGCCGACACCTGCCTGTTCTCCTAGTATGTCAATGATATTCCAATCTATGATTTTTACATCGGTGCGACTTGTGCCTTCAAGGACACAAAATGCAAGGTTTCTAATGCCTACATCGAAGGAAACTATCTTCATTGTTTACTTTAAGCGGTTGCCTTTAAAAGAGAAATCAAAATGTTCTTAGAATCTCCCTTTCCAAATGGAATTCCACGGGTGGTCAAGAGTTCTTGAAGTTCCTTCTTAGTCTTGGATTCAAGTCCATCTGTATCCAGTGCTTCTGGGGGTCCAGAAACAACATCTTGTGATACAGAGACACGGTCATCTTCATCGTCTTCAGGAACTTCCACCTTCTGAACTGTCTCAGTGGGTTCAGGAATTGTGGCAAGTTCAATGTGAGGTTGTGGAATGGACGCCATCAAGGTCTGGTTTAGATCACTGATGACTAGTGCAATTGCGTTCATGTTCTGGAACATACGCGTTTGTTGCCAGTAGATCCAACCGACCATACAGGCGAGGATGAGAACCATAGAAGCAAGAAGTGCGATCGATGCATGAAGAAACTCCATTTATACGAAGGCGGGGAAAGGTTGTGGCTCCTTAAACGAAGTCATCTTCTTCTAATTGTTGTAATTGACGACGAGGACATACAAAGTTTCCAATTAAGACTCCTATTGTACACCCAACAAGTGTTACAAAAATTGAAACAGCTAGTATAACATCCTGATCCATTCAGTTTATATCGTAGGATTAAAGTAAATGGTTCATAAAATCAGAAAATCACGTGGAGCATCTGGAAAGTAATCTTGTATTCTGATAAATGGCACCCAAGAAAGGAGGAGCATTTATTGAAACGATGGTTGCATCAGGAATCGGCGCCTACGCTGCGAAGAACTCTTCGTCAATGAAGGGACTTTTATGGACACTTCTCAAGTATGTTGTAGTGATTGTAGTTATTTCCTTCATTCTGTTCTTTGTCTTGAAGATGATGTCTACTGAGAACTTTGTCCCGATCACACCTTCTGAAACAGGCGACAAGAAGGTAGAGACACCTGCAGGGAACACGATTTTACATTAAAAATCTTCATCCAACCTAAGTTCTCCAGAAGACTGAACGCGTGAATATTCAGAGACCTTCTTTTCAAAGAAGTTGGTCTTACCTTCCAGACTAATCAAATCCATAAAATCAAACGGATTGTGTGTTCCGTAGATCTTCTCACCGCCCAACTGGACTGCAAGACGATCCGCTACAAACTCAATGTATTCAGACATCATCTTTGAGTTCATTCCAATCAAAGCACATGGAAGAGACTCACAGATGAACTCTTTTTCAAGAATCACGGCACTTGTAATGATGGATCGAATCTCTTCAGGTTCAGGTTTATTAGAGAGTGTATGAAAAAGCGCTACAGCAAATTGTGTATGAAGACCTTCATCACGAGAAATCAACTCATTGCTGAAAGTCAAACCAGGTAGAAGTCCACGTTTCTTCAACCAGAAAATCGCACAGAACGCACCTGAGAAGAAGATACCTTCCACACAAGCAAACGCTACCAAACGAGTTCCAAAACTCTTGTCCGCATTCATCCAGTGAACTGCCCAATCCGCCTTCTCCTTAATACATGGAATGGTCTCAATTGCATTAAACAACTTTGCCTTCTCCTCTTCGTTCTTGACGTAGGTATCAATCAACAATGAATACGATTCAGAATGAACACCCTCCATCGCATTTTGGAATGAATAAAAGAGTTTGACAACTTGAGAATCCACCTCGCCTTGAAATCGTCGCACAAGGTTTTCCATCACGATTCCATCGGACCCTGCAAAGAACGCTAAAACATGCGTAACAAAATGCTTCTCATCTGCTGTCAACTTCGCCCAATCCGAATGGTCCTTTGAAAAATCAATCTCCTCAGGGGTCCAAAATACCGCGACGCTTTGCTTGTACATCTTATACAAATGCTGCTCCGATGACCGAATAGGAAAAAGTGTATACGACATCTGTATATATAGGGGAGAAAACACTTAAACCTTTGTCTTGCTACAAGACAATGAGTACTATCAATGTACAGAACTTATTGTCTAACGTGTTCCATCCTACCTTTGTCTACGACACTGTTAATCGCGTGTATAAAACCAATCTAGAACTTGTTAATGTTGATACTGTCTCTGCAAATACGGTGTCATCCTTCTTTGCATCCATCGGTGATGCACGATGTAATGTATATGTAGGAATAGGTGCGGGAAATGCATATTCAAGTATGGTGACAAGTAGTAATTCTAACACAACCTTCCTAGGTCCAGGAGCAGGAAATACAACTTCAAATGTAAGGAATAGTGTATTTATTGGATACAATGCAGGTCAGAATTCAACCGGAGGAAGTTCAAATACCATTGCAATTGGAACGAGTACAGACGGAGATGGAACACAAAACATCTACATTGGCGCAAATACTGGAGTGTCCAATTCAATTGGATCCAATAACATCTTCATTGGTCATGATATCACAGTTACAAATTTTACAAATAACAGCAATCAATTATTAGTTGGAGCGTTAGTTAAACCACCAGGATACATTGGAGATAACCTTGGATCTAACTATCTATTAGGAGGAAGTTTAAGCAGTAACTGTCTTGGAATCAATTTGTCAAATCCAGAATATACATTGGATGTCAATGGATATGCTCGTATTGGAACCAATCAAATAGGAGGTCTAGGAATCAATACAAATCCACTCGATTATACACTCAATGTGAACGGAGATATGCGAGTGTCGGATGGTTATGGAACCATGACCTTTACACATGATTCAAATAGCAATTCAGTCACTACAATTACTCCAGTACTTCCAGATAAAATTGCGACTCTTCAAGTGAATGATGGTTTCTTTTCATCAAGTGGTGCCACTACTGGGTCTACATATAATATTCCGTTAAAAAGGGGTATATTTATGGTTTCTGCAATTTCAAACACAACTGTTCAAGGTTATATTGGAATTTCATATGACTCATCTCATCAATCTGCTGTAAGTGGAGCAACAGGAACACTAATTACATCAAATAGCGGTAGTCTTGTAATTGCAAATAATACATCATGGAGTGTTACTTATTTTCCATCACCATAGTCTTTAACTTTTCAACAATTTTGCGAATAGACACAGACGAAACTCCTGACGCTTCAGAGACTCGTGTGATTTGTCCACCTAGAATCGATGAAACTACGCCTGCTACAATCGTCTTTGGGGTGTGTTCCATTTCAGGGAGAGTATGGAGTTTCAATACAATTGCATCACGATCGGTATCGGATAAGTCCATGTCTGAACAAATACGTTCTGCAATGCCTAGTTGAGTATTCAAGACATTTGAACCATCATTTGTAAATCGCATCAGTGCTTTGCAAAGTGCACGAATGGATACGTGGAATAGATTGGCAACTTCTTCATGGGTTCGTGTTGCATCATGTTGACGACAGACTGTAAAGATTGCTGCTGCCATGAGAGCACGGCGTGTTTCTCCACGAGTCTTTTGAGCGTCTTCTACTTTTTTAAACAATGCACATCCATCAAAGATGATTGCTTTAGGAAGTCCAGCGCGTAATGCAGAGGATTGAATCGCATCAAAGATACCCATCCAGGACCTCTCTCCATGATTTGAAAATGACCATGATGAGAGTTTTGCAATCGTCTTTCCTTCTTCAGATTGTTGTCCTCCTCTTCGTCTCATCATCATGGATCCGTAAGAGGAATCAGGAAGGAGTTCGCTCGTGATCGTCCCTGTTCGGGAAGGGTCGTCTTCAGTATTGCCGTAGACTCTCCATTCGGCACCTTCATCAATACATGCTCCCAGAATCGTCCCACAGCACTTGCACACGCGTTCACCGTCATCCACAACCACCTCATGCTCGCAGTTCATATATGTTTCTCTGTATTACAGCTCTTCATTCCATTTTATCTTCGCATACTTTCCAACAATGATGGATCATATGCGTTAGGACGATAATTGGTTAACAAAGGTGGGCGATGTTGAGACAACTTACCGCCTGCTGTTTTCATCCAGGAAATCAACAGATATTTATCATCAATGACCCACACCATGTATCCACCTTGCGAAAGTGTATTCATGATGTATTCACGCGCTTCGGACATTTGGAACAAAGGATATCCAAACACATACGCAGGAATTTCAAAGACAATATAGGGTGCATTCGGTGAATGGGTTGCTTGTTTACGGATTTGTCCATAGAGTTGTGAAAGCACAGGTCTCATTGCTCGCATGCGTTTTTCTTTTCTATCCTCAGCCTCTTCCCATACTTCACGCGCTTTAAGCATGCTTACCTTCTCTATACAAGAATGTTTCGCTCAATTGCCCTCGGTGGAGGTGGTGTAAGAGGAGGTCTCATGATTGGTGGATTGTCTGCTCTTCAAAAATATCAACCTCTTGAGTTTCCAGATGGTATTTACGGATGTTCAGCAGGCGCTCTTATTGCTACAGCACTTGCCTATAAAATCCCTCTTTCTGCAATTCATCATATGTTTGAAACTGAATTCAATTTATCAACGATTCTTCCATCCATTAACTTGACATCCATTTCAAGTTTCACTCAAGCAAAAGGGTTATTCTCTATGGATACATTCACAAGTACAGTTCTCAAAGCATTTGATAGTCAAGGAATTGACCTACGAAATGCAGTGATTGCAGACAGTCCACAAAAACTCTTTATTTTGGCTTCTAATTTGACTACACGACGGAGTACATGGTTAACGGGTTCGGTTCCAATTTTGGATGCACTGCGCTGTTCATCCTGTCTTCCGTTTGTCTTTCATCCTCAACTCTTGTATAACAATCTCTATGTTGATGGTGGATTTCATACACACGCAATGCATGAAGTAGTTCCAGCAGACTGTCTTGTGTTTCACATTAGTCGTTCTGAAATTGCAATTCCTCCAGAACGATTGAAGAAAATGACACTTGGAGAATACTCTGCAACACTCTATGAATCCTTTCGTTCGAAACCATTACGAGACAATGTAGTCTGTTTCAAGAATGATACGATTTCACTTATGCAAGAACTAACACCTGAACAGAAAAAACTACTCTTTACTCAAGGAGTTGAACAGGCTTCACGCTTCTTTTCCAAACGTTTCCCTGAGAAACTGAGTTAATCCTTCTTGTGTAGGAACTCCTGAATAGGTATACAAATCGGTTGAAGTCTCAAGTTTGATAGTTGGGTATGCGTCCACTTGATATAGATCAGTTGTTGCACGATCCTTATCTGCATTCACGCGAATAAATGAAACCGTTGTGTTTCCAAACGTAGTAGGTCCTGCTTCTAATTTCTCCCATTCTGGCATTGCTTTTTGACAATGTCCACACCAGTCTGTGTGAAAGAAGTAAAGGTTTGCCTTGTCTTTAGGAACTTCACGCTTTGGTTTCAAGGTAGGTTTCCATAAACGCCAAAGTAGAAGAAGTAAAAGAGTAAACGCAAGGACTGTGATGAGGGTCTGCATTACTTGAGAACACGAGAAATTCTGCGTTGCAATTCAAACCAACGACGATAGGCTTCTTGTGGGGTAACACCCTCTTTAATTTGAATCCACGCAACATCAGTAGTCATACGTTCAGGTTCAAAAGGACGAGAGTGAATTTGAACCCAATTTCCGTTATACCTTACAAGAAAAGTAGAACTTTCCATTGTTTCTTGTAGGTTTGTAAGTGGTAAATGGAAGTCATATTCAGAAGATATTACTGTAAAGAGTAAATGGAAGTCATCCTAAGGGGGATTGTAGCGGTTGCTGCAAACTATGTAGTTCATTATGGTGCTGCGAGGGTCTATGATACATTTTGTGTTCCACACGATTTGTCTGAAGTGCTTAAAACACTCTTTACAACCTCAAGTCCTATTTGTGTTGTTTCTTTGGGAACCATGCAGATGACGCAGAATAACTATGGAACGCTATTAACGACTACATTAGCGTCTCATCTAGTCAATGCATTGAAAGTTTAAATACGTGGGAATCCAACTAGGTTGGCACCGATACCGAAACCGGCACCTGTGCGAGCAGACGCTCCAACGCTAGGAGCATAGATATCCAGGATCGCGAAGGTGGCAGTGGCAACGAGGGCAATCATTGCAACCTCGGCAACCTTGAGGGTCTTTCCAGGGAGAACGAACGCAGCAATCGCAACCGCAGTTCCTTCAAGGAGATATTTTATCAATCTTGTCACGAGGTCGGCAATGTCAAGTCCGGCAGAAGGAGTGGGCTTGGGCTTAGAATCCATTTGTTTGGTTCTTAGTCAGGAAGAAATTTTCATATTCAATTAAACTCCATAATATGCTTTATATGAAACGATTGAAACTCCGACAACCCAAACTGCCCACCAAGGAACGTAGAGCGAGATATATTGGAGAATCAAGAAGAAGATGAGTGCATGGACGGCTGCTGCGGTCATAATGCTTGAACCTGGAGGCAACGTAACTATGAAACCAGGGACGAGGAGAAAGAACAAATACGCGGTCGTGAAGATATCATACATTTACTATTCTGCGGAGAAAGAACTTAAGGTCAACTCGCAAGAGGTAAAAACGGAATCAATAGTATTAAATATAGAAACGTATGATTAGAAAACGTAATATGACCGAAATTGAATTTCAGGAGTGGTTTAACTCAAAATTAATCACAACAAACGAAGGTTGTAAAGAATGGTCTGGGTGTAGATTTAAACAGGGATATGGCGTGATACGAATATCTGGAAAAAATCTTAAAGCACACCGGGTATCTTTAGAACATTCACTAGGACGTCCATTAAGAGAATCAATGCATGCTTTACATTCATGTAATAATCCACCTTGTTGTAATCCAGATCACTTACGAGAGGGAACTAATCAAGAGAATGTAGATGATAAACTTCGTTCAAATAGACAACCACGTGGACAAACAAATGGTAAAGCAAAACTTACTTTAGATCAAGTTAATGAAATTAGACAAAATCAAAAAGGTCTTACTCAATATCAACTTGCTGACCAGTATAATGTAAAGAGACCTTGTATTGCAAAAATACTAAGCGGTAAAACATGGAGTTTAAACATGAGAGCGTTAGTGTAAATAAATGCCTCGCACCGAACTCCCTAAATTTGAGGATGATGGACGTCCAGTTGATTTTTTAGATGAAGACCCAGAAATCCCTACTCAGAAATATTGCGTTGTTTCCTTCATCAGTCCTGAGAAGGTGATTAAGCAGAAGCAGGAGTTTATGTTTGAAAAGTTCGTAGAGTGGATGGATTACGAATGGAAGATCAAGGGACTTGAAAACTTCATGGCCTTTTTGTCCAAGAAGTATTCCGTCAAGATTGATGATCTTTTGAAGGATGCACAGGAGTATGTGAATGTGCGTAAGGAGGAGGTGAAGAAGACGGATATTCACGAGCAGTATCAAATCTTCTTGCTCAAGAACGAGAAGGACCTTCAGGAGATGTATGATAACAAGGTTGAGTTCAGGACCAATATGCGTGGTGTTAAGGTTCGTCGTGCGTTTGCAACCGTTGAGGAAACTCAGATGTTTGCAAAGGTACTTCAGCGTCGTTATCCAAAGGACAACTTGTATATCGGTAAGGTTGGCGCTTGGTTGCCTTGGGATCCATCGGAACACTTGATGCCTGAGGTTGAGTATGCTGAGAAGGAGTTGAATGAGTTGATGAGAAAGTATAAGGAGAACGAATCCAATAAGGAGATGTTCTTTGCTGAGCAACGTGAGGAATCAATTCGTAAGCAAAAGGAGGAGAATGAACAACGAAAGAAGCAGAATGCATTAGAGAAGAAGACCTTAGAAGATGGTCTAGCGGACGCTTCTAAACCAATTCACCCAAGCGAAGGTTCCTTGAGGGATTAATGGCGACGACTCTTGGAACGTGATTTCTTACCACCACGACGACGTGTCTTGCGACGACCTCCAATCTTAGCATTTGCAAGACCTGATACCAGTGCATCCACATCAAAGTCATCATCGACAATTCCTTGAGATTGTGATTCTTCTTGCCTGAGTGCACTTGCAACGGGCTGTGCAGCTGCAGGAATGGCTGCCTCGCCCATAGAGGAATCTCCAGTGTCTGTAAGACTTGAAAAACTCATAGTTCCAGACTCAGCCATCGCTAATCCTGCTAGAGCAATAGCCTCTTCAGAGTCCAACCCTGCTGACTTGAACGCTTCTTTCCAGATACGAGAGGGAGAGGCAATTCGGATTGTAGCGTTTTTTGCAATTGCATCCTTTATAGTCTTCAATTGATCTAACTCTAGTTCAACTTCATTGACCGAAAACTCCTTTGAAAAAATGGTACGACGACCATCTTTTCGATTGAACGAAAGGTCCGAAAGATTTTTAAGCAAAGGAGATGGATCGTCCTTTTTAAAACTAAAAAGAATCACTGCCTTGGGCATTGTTTATTGGAAGTATTTTATTCACGACCTCCTCCTTCTTTTCGAACCCACACCGAGGGTGCGGCATTCTTTTTACGCAGTGAAGAAGCGTTATAATCATCGGCTGCGAGCATAGCAGACTGGAAAGGTCGGTTATCTGCCCATAAAGACTGGTCGCACAACCTAAATGGAGGGTGTTCGGACGCCTTATACCAAAACACCTGGTCTTCTAACTTGTTTGAAGAAACGTTATTACAAATCACTAGACCTTCATAGTTTTCTGTACATTGATCCATGAAATCACAGAACATCTCAAAGGTCGGAAACATACCTGCGTAATTCTCGTAAATTCTACGACGATTCCCTAGGATATTCTCACGAAGAATGAATACGAAATCTACATTGGTTCTCAAATTGGGTGTAATACCGAGAGGATACTGCATGGTGATAATGGTCATCATATCGAGGTGACGACCGTTCATAAATACAAAACGAGTAGACTCTTCATTAATCCACTCTTTGGCTGCATACAAACAGTCATCTAAAATCATGAACGCACGAGGATCAAATGCCTGACCACTTGCTTTGGATTTCAAAAATCTCTGTTTGGCAGCAAACTGTCTCTTAATGAAATTCTGTACTTTCCCTGGTTCATACTTATCATGAATTAGTTTAGAAGGAACAAAGGATTGAAAATATTCATTGACTGCTTCAGTAGGTGAAATGACTAACCCTGCTGGAAAGCAATCTTGAACGTTAAAAAGCAAATCACGTGCTAAAAAGGACTTACCTGTGTCTTTCTTTCCAATAATCACGATCATAGGACTTTTTCGTGAATCCATTCCACATCGGTCCTTGATCATGTCCATGTTGAACTTTTTGAGTTGGAAATTCATCTTGTTATCCCTGTCGTTTATTTTTTAACATTCATCACCGAGACATTTCATAATGGGAAAGGAACTACGAACTACACCAGTGTCTTTAAAACTCCAACGTATGTCCAAACTGGATGGAACACATTGGTCTATGAAGAGTTTGCAACCCTTTTTTCCGTGTCTTGAGAAGTTGTTCAAGACTGAAACATTAGCAGGACTTCATGAATATGGAGTTAAACTGAATCATCCAATTGAATCCATTGTGGACGCTACTCATATTCGGGTTCGCGGACAGACGATTCCAGTTCATCGCAAGACAACGATGATTTTGTCACCTTTCAAGACGATGCGAGGAGATTATGGATCGTTTGGTGTTCCTAAACGAACCGATGTTGCAACAGACATGCAAGAACGAACACAAAGTGCACATACAGCAGCATATGTTGGAGCCATGACATCCTTGGCATTATCTGAATCGGGTTGCCAGCATTTTCCTAAAGTCTATGGTGTCTACGCAGGACTTGCAGACTCACATACGATTGATATTTCAGACGACTATGAGGATTTGACTGAAAAAGGTTGGTTTGCAGATAAGATTGGACATACATTTGAATTGAAATTAAGAACTGCAGGTCATGATGCAGAGTTCAGTCATACTCGTCGAGCAAGAACATCACTTGAGATGGGAGATGAAATTGACTTGGGAGACATTGAAGATGTAACGGTTGATCATATTAGCGACCCAGACTCCGAACGAGATGTTGAAGCATACGATGTTGCTTCTTCTGAATCCCCTGAAGATGAGGAGGAAGATGATGACGATGAAGATGTCTACGATATTGAATCGTGTGCGTGCTCAGAAGAAACAAACGAAGAATCTGATGAAGATCCTGAATCCTTTGCATGGGCTACATTCAAAGATGTACCTGTGATGACTACAGTGATGGAAGTCTGTGAAGGAACCTTTTACGATTTGATGAATAATCATCCTGAACCTGAGAAACATGTTGCATGGGTTTCACAGATTGTCTTTGCATTGGCGTTTGCACAGAGGAATTACGGATTCACACACAACGATTTGCATGGAAACAATGTAATGTATGTTTCAACAACTGAGGAGTTTCTGTTCTATAAGCACGGTGGACAAGTCTACAAGGTTCCAACGTTTGGATACCTGATTAAACTCATTGATTTTGATCGTGCAATTGTGTCTTTGCGTTTGACAGGAATGAAGGAACCTAAATTATTCATGAGCAGTCAGTTTCAGGAAGATGAAGAGGCAGGTGGACAGTATAACATGGGACCCTTTCACAACACAGAAAGATCCTATATTAGCGCTTCATCTTCGTTTGATTTAGTTCGATTTGCTACGTCAGTCTTTTGGGATATGTTTCCCAAAGGACCGAAGCATGAAACTTCACATCCGTTATTTGAAATCTTCCTTCAATGGATGAAACAGAGTGATGGTACTTCAGTGATGTTCCGTGAAAAGATGGACAATCACGATCGGTATCATGGATTTGATTTATATAAGGCAATTGTGAGGTATTGTGGAGATTCAGCAGTTCCAAAGAAGGAAATTGCAAGGATGACACAGTATAAAGCTACACCGTCTGCTGCTCAATTAGGAGATGCGTTGATGATTGACGCTTAAAACTCAGGTTTGCCTACGAACATCTCTTGTGCAGCAGAGGTAACCGTTTCTGCTGCTTCTACAATTGTCTCCGTTCCAAGAGAATACAAAACGCCTCCAGTAAGAACACCTGACCCTGCAACAATCTTACCTAAATCCATGTAATCTACTGATTGAGTCTTTGCACGGCGATCCAACACATACAGCAACGCAGCCACTATCATCACGGCACCTACAATCATTCCAAGTGTTTGGTAGTCAGTCATTTGATTTTTGAGTGTGGATTCGTTTGGGGGCGTTATACGCATTAAAGATTGAGTTCCATGGTTCCAGAGGGCTTGAGTTCAGGTTCATCGGACTCCTTTTCGTCTGCAAACAAATCCAATTGAATGTCTTCACCTAACATAACCCTAGGACGCTCCTCTTCCTCTTCATCATCTGTCTCAAACTCAACTGTCTGTGAATCTCCAAACGTGAGACTGGATTTTGGCGCTTCCACTGGAGAAGAAGTTTGAACTTGAGATTTTGGTGGTTCAACAGATGTTTTTGCTTGAAAATAGGCTTTGCTAATATCCTTCCATGGAATGAAACTGTCAATCACTTCATCAAGGCATCCTCCTAACATCACTTCAATATCACGACGGTTACGTGATTGTTGTTCAGATGTAACATCAATGGTCTTGAACAAATATGCATTGCTCCAAGACTTGCGTGCAGCAGACTTGTAGAGTGCAAATACAAACTTAGGAAGCGATGGGCGATCAAACTCAATGTTCACATGCACTTCATCCGATTGCTGAAGAGAAGCAAACGCACGAATATAACTGACAAAGACACCTAGCAATAAATCATTCATGTATTCACACTTAGACGCCTTCTCAATACGTGCTACTTCAGTCTCTAAGGTCTCATCTGTCCATTGAGGAACACGTGTCAATAAGTTTTGAAACGTCTTGAGTGTTTCAGTAGGTTGCTTAGAACGAACACAGGCAGTCTTTGCATTATCATAGATGCTCCAAAGACCATCTGCAACGTGAGGAATCAGTACGCGACTGAGATTTTCGCGAAGAGACTGTTTGACAAAATCGGTGCTCATTTACTTAGACAGAGTGATTAGAGGAATGACAATACGGACGCAAGCATGCCAAAGTTTGTCTTGATTTTAATGGTCCGTAATGAAGAGCGTATTATTCAACGATGTATGGAATCTGTAAAAGATGTTGTGGATGCATTTTGCGTTTGTGATACAGGGTCTAACGACAAAACCCGTGAGATTGTCACTGAATTTCTTAAGACACATGATGGATGCTTAACGCATGTTCCTTGGCAGAATTTTGGATACAATCGGTCCGAGAGTTTTACTAAAGCGCAATCATATTTGAAAGCAACCGGATGGGACTTGAAAGATACCTATGGACTTTTGTTGGATGCAGATATGATGTTTGTTCCTGGATCGTTGAAGACACATCCTCTGACTGAAATTGGATATACAATTGTTCAATGTGCTGGAATGTTAGAGTATCCAAATACACGCCTCGTTCGAATGGACTATCCATGGGTGTGTCGTGGTGTCACTCATGAATACTGGGACGGAATCTGTTCACATCTTCCACGAAACGTATGTCGAATTGATGACTTCAATGATGGAGGATGTAAGTCTGATAAGTTCACACGAGACATTGCATTGCTTGAACAAGGACTCATTGATGAACCCACAAATGTTCGTTATATGTTCTACCTTGCACAGACGTATCATAGTTTAGGACAATGGAAGGAGTCGCTTAAACTTTATAAAAAGAGAATTGCAGCAGGAGGTTGGTTTGAAGAGATTTGGTATTCTCATTACATGATTGCAAAATGTCATAAAGAACTTGGAAACATTCCAAAATTTGAAGAGTGGATGCTTCGAGCGTATGCGTATCGTCCTCAACGTGCAGAATCTTTATACGAACTTACAAAATACTTCCGTGAAAAAGGTCAACCTTACAAATCCTATCACTATATGCTGATGGGTCAGAAAATCCCGATGTCTACCGATAGTTTGTTCATTGAGACTGAAGTCTACAATGGATTGTTTGACTATGAAGAGTCCATTCTTGATTACTATGTCAAGTCTGACAAATCAGAAGGTGTTGCATCCTCAGTGAAATATATGTTAAAACTTGGACTTCATCAACCCTGCCTTATGTCCAACTTGAAGTTCTACGTACAACCCATTAAGTCTGAACGTAAACGATTAACCTTTCCATCACCCTTTGATGAGACCTTTTCACCTTCGGCATTATCCGTGATTTCATATCCAATTGTGAATGTTCGGTATGTCAACTACAAGGTTGTGGACGGGAATTTTGTGACACCCAACGGGTTGTCTCTTTGCGAAAATGCATGTTTCAATCTAGAAACAGGAACCCTTCTTGCAAGGATGGATGAATCCTCTGTGAATCTTCCTATAACTGAAAGTGGAATTCGAGGATTAGAAGATGTGCGTGGATATCACGATTCTCAAGGAAATCAATGTTTCACTGCAACAGTTCATTCCTATGAAAAAGATGCAATTCGTATTTTACGAGGTCGGTATTCACCTACTGGAACCTATTCAAACTGTGTAGTCTTACCTTCACCACGAGGAAGACAGTGTGAAAAGAATTGGCTTCCAATTCCTGCAACAGATACCTTCATTTACGATTGGAATCCTTTGACAATTGTAGATTCAAGTGGAACTATCATTCGTGAAATTCCAACTCCACCTATGTTTTCACTCTTTCGTGGATCGGCACCACCTATTCGTATAGGCAATGTATGGTGGACTTTAGTACATATGGTTGACTATGGTCCTCCTCGTAGATATTATCACTGCCTCGTTGAATTGTCTATGGAGTTGATTCCACTTCGAATCACTATGCCATTTGTCTTCGTCTCTACAGCAATTGAATACTGTCTATCGTTTCGGAATGTAGATACAAACCTTCACTTTTTCGCAGGAATCAATGAAACTGCATTATCTCGATTTATCATTTCTAAATCCGAGTTTAAATGGAATGTTCTCTAATTCGATAATGAGTATTGCAGTCTTAGTTCCAGTCTGTAGTCGATCACATACGTGGACCGACTTCAAAGATTGTTTTTTAGTGAACCGATTATTCCCTAGTTTCAATGCAACGAAAGATTCAGCGTATTCGTATACATTCTATTTTGGAGTGGATGATGATGACTCTTTCTTTCTTACCCACCGTTCTGAACTAGAAGCGTTAGGTAAAGTTGTTGTTCTTTCAGGATGTCAACATGCTCCTGCATGGGCGTGGAATCGTTTGGCAGAAGTTGCATATAACGATGGACATGATTACCTCTTTCAGATCGGTGACGATGTGATGATTCAAACATCTGGATGGACTTCTAGATTCATATCAAAATTGAAACAGCATAAACATCGTGGAGTAGTCGGTCCTAAGAATCCAGTTAATTTTGCGTTGAGAGTAGGAGGAACACAAGTCATTGAGAATGCGTTTGTCCATCGTAGTCACTATACGTTATTTGGAACGTTCTTTCATCCAAGCATTCGCAATTGGCACTGTGATGAGTGGTTAACGCAAATCTATCAAGGATTCTGTTCCTATACCGATGAAGAAGTATTGGTAGACAATGGTTGCATTGACAAACGATACCATATTGAATCGGTCGATATTTCAGAACAGATTCGTGAAGGACGTGAAAAAATACGTAAAGATCTTCATGGGTGCTTCTCATTTTGTGTGTATGGGTCATATACAGAAAAATACTACCAAGGACTTGTTGAAAATATTCCATTGATTCAAGAACACTATCCAAAGTGTGAAATCAAAGTCTATGCTTCTCCGGAAGCGTCAGCGTTTGTTCATGAACTGAATGTTACTCTTCATACAACCTCTGAACATGATTCTCGTAATAAATCGTATCGCTTCTTGCCTGCGTTTACAGATGACTATGAGTTCGTCTGTGTGCGTGATACGGATAGTCGTGTTCATGCACGAGATCGGTGGTGTATTAATACCTTTTTAGACAGTCCATTTACGGCGTATACAATCCGTGATCACAGTTGTCATGCGTATTTAATGATGTGTGGGTTGTGGGGATGCAAAGGTAAACTAGAAGTCTCTCCAGAGGTTCTACGTGAATTTGTAGCGGTCCGACCCGATGGATATACAGTGGACGCTGATTTCTTAAATACACATGTGCATCCATTAATTCGTTCATCCTTTCTTGTCTTTTCTTTCAAACCGGATGGAGTTCTTGGAGATCCAACTGAAAAAATAAGATTGATTGACTATCCACTGGTGAATCAAGAGTTTTGTGGGAATGTAGTGTTGTATGGAAATAGAGTTCCTTATCATGAATTCGTTCAAGTGTAGAGGTGACGCCATGACTCGTTCACAACTTTGGTTTCAATCAACAACGATTTTACATCTTCGGGTGTGATATTCATTGGAAGTTTAATTGCCTTATAGAATGGATACGTCTTTGCAGTCTTCTCATCAGCAATCCTTAGAAGGTTGATGCGAGTGACCAATGTCTCTAATGCACGAATCAGAACACGAACACCTTCTTCTTCACGTGAATACTCTGAAATCAAGAACTTGACTGCATCTTCAGTGATGGTCAAGTCATTCTTCATATTGATTCGTTCTAGGACTTGTGGCCAGACGTATTGATGAAGAATTGCCTGTTTCTCTTCACATGTGTATCCTGAGCAAGTGATGACCTGCATACGGTCTTTAAGAATTGGATGGACCTTGGATTCATCGTTGAAGGAGAACACGAACAAGCACTGACTCAAATCAAAGTCCACACCTGCAAAGTATCGATCGTGGAAGTGAGAGTTCTGAGACCTGTCGGTTAAGTGAATCAACATGGATACGATTTCATCACCGTGTGGTGTTGTGGACACTTTGTCCAGTTCATCAAAGTAGAGGACTGGATTCATGCATCGTGCAGACATGATTGAATCTGCAATACGACCCCAGGTTGCTCCTTCGTAGGTATAGGAATGTCCTACAAAGTTTGCAGAATCCGATGCACCGCCCAACGAGAAGAACTCAAATGGACGCTTGAGAACCTCAGCAACTCCATGTCTTGCAAAGGAGGTCTTACCTACACCCATAGGTCCCTTGAGAGCAATCACGTTGCCTACAGATTTAGGATTGGCAATCCATTGTGCGACAATTTGCATGATCTGTGTCTTGGCTGCATCCATTCCATAGACTGCCTTGTTCAGAGTAGTCTGTGTATCGGTCAAGAACTTGGAACATCCTGTAGGATCCTTTTCAAAGGTCACTGGAAGAGGAACGACTTGTCCAAAGGGAACACGAAGGAATCCATCGACCCAGGTTTTGAGTTTGTGAACTTCTCCACTATCGGCATCCATCTCGTTGAGCATGTCAATCTTGCGAATCACTGACGCCTTGAGCATATCTGAGATCGGCAATGCCAACACTCTGAACTTATATGGAACCTCTCCATCAGTCACGAGTTTAGCGAGTCCCTTCATTTGTTCGTTGAGTTTACGACGCTTGGATTTAGAAAGGTCTTCAAAGTAGTCTTCCTCTTCTGGATTCAATCGCAGAGCAGGTTCATCTGATTCCTTGTCCTTCTTGGAACGCTGCTTTCCGAACGTAGGCATTCCACGCTCAGGACGAACGTACTTCTTCATGAGATGCTCAATGAACTCTTCCTCTTCCTCTTCACTTGCATAGTCGTCCTCATCTTCATCTTCAACGTCAATGCGACTCATACCCTTTCCACCTGCAATTTGGTGAATGTGGAGTTTGACAGAGACTTTGGCACCTTTGGGAAGTTTGAGAGATTGCTCTTCCTCTTCAGATTCGTCTTCATCTTCATCTTCGTCTTCATCTTCATCTTCATCTTCGTCTTCGTCTTCAGTTTCGCTCATGTCTGTATCAACGTAGTCAGAATCTTCATCTTCATCTTCAATGTCATCATTTTTGGTCTTGAGATTTTCATCGTCTACCCAGACGACGGGAGTATTACGCTTGCGAAGATTATACCGTTTGGGCGACATCCTTATTTGCCTACTTGGATAAAAACAAAGTAACTTCCATTTTAATAATGGAGGACATCCAGAACATTGTTCTCGAACTTGAAGACGAGAACAATAGGATCATTGCCTCAGACCCAGGGATTCGAAAGAGTATGAGTCTTGTAGAAGCGTTTTTGAAAACACACCCCGTCATGTGCTATGGAGGAACTGCAATCAATAACCTTCTTCCCGTGAAGGACCGATTCTACAACCCCGAGACCGATGTTCCAGATTATGACTTTTTTAGTAAGACGCCTCAAGAACATTCGGTGATACTTTCAAACCAATTGATTAAAAGTGGATTGAAAAATGTAGAGGTCAAACCAGGTATGCACATTGGTACCTTCAAAGTGTTTGCAGACTTTACAGCCGTTGCCGATATCACACATTTGACCGAAGAAGTCTTTGATCGCTTATGGGAAGACAGTCTAGTTCGTGAAGGAATTCACTATGTGAACCCAAACTTTCTTCGTATGTCCATGTATCTTGAACTTTCTCGCCCAAAAGGTGATGTAACTCGTTGGGAAAAAGTGTATAAACGTCTTCAACTGTTGAATCAAGCACATCCGGTCACATGTCCTAAAGACAAAATTAAGGAACATGAGGTATTAACTACGAAACAACGAACTCAAATTGAGAATCTTCTTAAAAATGAACCTGTAGTGTTACTAGGTGTAGGAGCATCTGAAATTCATATGCGAACCAATTGGACCACACCGATTGCACTTCTTGCAAACAAGGATGTTATTGAACGTTTAACTGAAGGAGAAGATATAGTGGTAGATGAAGAGAATGAAATCTTACCTAGACGCACAACTGTATTAACAAATGGTAAGAAGCACTTTATTCGATTTTATGAAACATCTGCGTGTCATAGTTACCACACTATGAAAAACGGTATTCGTGTAGCAAGTATTCCTACTACACTTCAGTTCTTCTTTGCCTACATGTATTCAGGTGGAAAATCAGAGAATATTGCAAGTATCTTATGTATTGCTCAACGACTGGTTGAGATTGCAAATGAAAAAACAAGTCGACGATTTGCAGTCTTGACTCCCAAGGAGTGCCTGGGGAAGCAAGAAACATTTACGGAGATGAAACGTGAGAAGGCGAATTTATATTCAGAGTTGTCGAGTAATAAGTCATCTCCAGAATTTTTGGAATACTTTTTCAGTTATAACCCATCGGATTCATCTGAAAAGAGAAAACAACTTATAAAAGCGTTGAGAAAGACGCGAAAGAATCGTGCTAAACTTAGTTCCGAAACGAAAGAATCGTCGTAGTAGCTGTTGTCAAAGGTTGATACGGTAATCCTACACAAGTAGCACATCCTTCTTCACGACCATGAAGAAACTGAAGGAATGAATTATATCCAGTTTCAGCACGATTACGGAACGCCGTAGGTGCGCTTGAATTGAACATTCGATACACTCCCTGAACGCGAAGACGCGCAGTACTATCTGAAGCGTCACGAAGACGCATTGATTGTGGACCTACAAATGCTGGTATATTACCCGAAGCAAGACTATTTTGACCTCCTGCACTCATTATTCAAGACTGAGATTATGTTCTACCTGTGTACCAAGTCATATCAAAATATTGAGGACCTTCAGGTCTTACATGTAAATCGTCTTTAGGAACCGTCTTTGAGAGTTCGTCCATATCGGACGCTGTCAATGAACGCGTGTAATAGGTGAGTCCAGACAAGGCTCCGTCCCACCCAAGTGAATCAGAACCAATCGTGATAGGGGAATCATTTTGCTTAGGAAGTTGTGCGAGCATATGATGTTGACGAATGACACCATTGATGTAAATATCCACTGAGTCTTGATCCACTACAATACCAAAGTGAATCCACTTCCTTGCAGGAATGTTTGAAATAAGAACGCTTTCTTTAGAACCATAGGTATCCACTACCACCAACAAACTGTTTGACGTGCTGTCTAAGTAGAGTCCTGGACAATCATTCTTTGAAAAGATGGTGCGTTTTTGACCATAGTTCATTGTAAAATCATTCATCAACAACCAACCTGCATACGTGAACGTAGCGCCTTCTGATTGATTGAAGGATCTAGAAAGTGGTTTTGTATACGTTCGTCCAGTTTTTCCTGAGATAGATCCATCTACAAGACTCACTGCAGTTGGGTCAGTTACGGTAGACTTACCAAACATATTCCAAAGAATAAATCCAATTAACACGAGACTGACTACAATGGCAAAAATTGTAAACGTATCCATTGCTTTCTACTTAGAAACAAACCCTCTACCAGTGAACTTAATTCCATTTGTTCTTGCCTGATTTGGAACTACAAGACGACCCGAAGGAGTCCACACCATTTTAAGCATAGTTTCGTAACTTGCAGTTTTTTGAAAATCAAGACTATGTGAATCCACCTTTCGTGAACCTAATTGATAGTGATAATGAATTCTAGATTCATCAGACCGATACTCATGATTCAAAACTCTAGTTTCTGCAAGACGAATTGTCCAATCTAAATCTTCACCTTGTTTAGCGTCCTTAAATGGAACTAGTTTTCCAACATCTGCTAAAAGTATATTCAAATGATTGGGTGGGCGTAAAAATACATCACCTTTTGCCAAAGGACTTTTAAGTGTATTTTCAACACTATGTGTGAACGTATATTGTGCCATTTGTCCACGAAGACGACACACTTGAAACCCTCCGCGAATACACGCAAGCGCATCTTCAAAATAAGCATCTGTTACATCATCATCGTCATCAATGAAGGACATATATTTTCCCTTTGCACGTTGTAGTAGTTCCTGTCTTTTTATTCCGACGCTCTTTTCACGATTATCACTTTCAATACAGAATTCAATTTTTAGTTCTGGACAAATACGTTGATGTTTTTCTTGAATGGACGCCATCAGACGATTAAAGGTTTCAGTTCGTTCTACTAATGTTGGAATCAGAATAGACCAGTCATAAGGATAATTTTTACGGGAAATATAGTTTTCTAAATCGCTTGAGAAGTATAGTTGATTTTTTTGATATAATGCGTCCCACTCTTGCTTGTATCCATTTCCAGGATGTTCATGTCGAATGATAATTTCATTAATGTAAGAACATTTTGAAGAAAGTGAACTCTTACAATGATCTGTAAACTCATTATCGCAAAATAGACTCTTGTAGGATGGATGATAAATGTAACCAAAAGAGTCATACATTTTCTTTCCCATAATGCTCAATGTATTCAATTTATAACCTTGTGACCCATCATTAATCCAAACAATACCATCTGTATCATTGGGCATTTTTGATCGAATAATGTCATCATATCCTTTGACTTTTGGAATCATGTCATCGGACACTAAGATCACGATATCCCACTTCCAATCCACTTTATCCATATCAGCATTGACCGCTTGAATTTTAGATCTATTGTCGCTATAGAAAATCTTAACCCATGCGACTGGAAGTTTTTTGATATGATAGTCTACATTGATATCATGCATCGATACGTCATCTGTATCACAGGACACGCAAATCCCTAATCGATTAGGTTGATTTGCGAGTTGTACATACGAACGAAGTGTTTCAATAACTTGTTTAGGACGAGAGCGTGTAGGACATTTGAGTAAGATGTTCATTAGTTTTCTAAAACGAGTAATTTTGGATCTGTTTACCCGAGGCGTCCTTGACTCCAAATGTGTAGGTGTATCCAAACAATGTTAATTCAGACCCCTTTGCCGTGGTAGAGGATGGAGGTTGTGCGAATGAAGCACAGTTAGTTCCTTTCACGAAAAACGCAGCCGCATCTGAAGGACCCAACATACCTGGATATGAATGAACATTACAGACTTGACCTGAGAAACCACCGTTTGCACCCACAGTGATATCGCCTGCAGCAGGACGAGGAACCCCAGGTAAGACACATGACTTCACAAGTTTACCGTTGATATAGACATCTAGGTTTCTTTGGAAGACGGTTGCAGACACTGAAAACCAAGTTTGTAGAGGCACGTTCTCGACTGTACATGTGAAGACATCTCCAGTGACATTGGTTTGATTCGATGCAGCAGGTGTTGAACTTGCAGACCCTGTAGACGAACCTCCATAGATAGAAACACTTACATTCAAACTGTTATCGGTTGGATGCAATGTGATCTTTGGGTTACTGATTGCAGCATTGGTAGGATCTGAGCGAATCAAGACACCCTTTTCCTTTGAAAAGTTATAGTCCCAATCCTTGATAAACATCCAAAATTGAACTCCGTTATCTGAACCAGAAAGAGGTATATTAGACGCTGGAATTTTAGTAGCTACCTTTCCATCTAACGGCAGTGGAGCTTGATCTGGAACCGTTGGAGTTCCTAGAAGAGTCGTAGTCGGTTTGCCATTCGCAGAGGCAATTGCATTATAGAGAATAAGAACTGCAACGTAAAGGATGACTAATCCAATGATTACAACCAACGCCTTTCCAAGAACGCTCATTAAATTGAACGAAGTGGATGGTGTAGGTGCCGACGGAGTGAACATCGATGGACCCGGTGTGGGTCCGTACAATGAGGATGAAGGTTTTGAGGAAAAGAGTCCCATTTGTTTATCGCTTACAAAGGAAGTTGCGTAAAGACACAATGGAAAAACGAACAGGATCCCAATCAATAACACAGTCTTCAATGTACTGCAATAATTGCGGTGAAAAAGGTCACATCTTTAGAATGTGTGAAGACCCAGTCTTATCGTGTGGAATTATATTACTGGAAACGCCCACTATTCCTGTAAAATCAGACACTACGCGACTTCTCATGATACGTCGTAAAGATAGTATGAGTTTTGCTGAATTTATGAGAGGGAAGTATGATGTAAACAATGTAGAGTATGTTGCGCGACTCTTCAAAAATATGACTATCAAAGAACAGTATTTAATTATCAGTGAACCATTTGAAACAATTTGGAAAACGTTATGGGGAGATGACCATCAATCGGCAGATTTTAAAGTATCTCAGCAAAAGTTCTCTGAATTGAATGTTCAAGACTTAGTGTACAAAAACTTCTCAATGTACATAGAACCTGAATGGGGGTTCCCTAAGGGAAGAAGAATACGTGGTGAATCGGATATGGACTGTGCGATTCGTGAATTCAATGAAGAATCCAATGTTCCCCGTGAAGCATATACGACTTTGAAGAATATCCGATTAGAAGAGACGTTTGAAGGTTTGAATGGAGTGCGATACAAACATATCTATTTCATAGGATTGTTGCAGAAACCTGAAATGATTAACATATTTCAACGATTCACACCTATGCAACGTAGAGAAATCTCGGCAATCCGATGGAAAACATGGACTGAATGTGAACAGGAAATACGACCTCATCATAATCAACGGCAATCTATGATGAATGACCTGAAGTCTATCATTGAGACCTTTGAAACCGTATAAAGGGAATATGGTATACAAATCTATGTTGACTGTCATTACACCGTGTGCACGTCCTGAAAACCTGCATTTACTAGAAGAGTCTTTGGATTTAGATCGAGTCAAGTGGTTGATCGTTTATGATACAACCAATGGACCGTTTACAAAACAATTCACTCATCCAAATGTTACTGAGATTGGACATCCTACACCTCCTGGAGGTTGTGCAGGTCACGCTCAACGAAATCGAGGATTGGACTGTGTGTTTGAAGGTTTGATTTACTTTTTAGATGATGATACAGTCATGCATCCAAGTTTTGGAAAGATTTTTCCATTGTTGAAGGGTGATGATCATTTTTATACGTTTGACCAACAACGATGGGATGACTTTGTATCATTTCCTGGAGGAACGTTCAGAGGAGATACACCTGTAGTTACCAAAATAGACAGCGCACAATATGTGGTTCCGCGTCATATGTGTGGACGATTCATTGAAACTGATTATCGTGCCGATGGATTTTTCATTGAAGAGGTTCATCGATCCTTTCCTGGAGCACATACGTATTTTCCAGTCGTTGCATGTTATTACAATTACCTACGACGCCCTACGACGTAAACCTAAATCCTGCTAAGTAGACCGTAATGCAATACGCAAGAACACTCAATCCAAATATCCACACCCAAATAGGAAATACAGTGGCTTCACGATCTGTTACACCAAATGGTCGAATCCTTCCTTCACGCCCAAAGGCGACGGACGGTTTTAGATAGAGGAATGTAGCCATCAAGAACAGATAAATTGTCACCATAAACATTCGGTGATTTCGTCGGGTTAAATCCATTGTATCAAGCAGCGTAAAAAGTTCAACGGTTTCGTCTTGAACGTGTTCTCTTTGAACGTTTATTTCTTTGTGTCTTTTTGCCTGCACGTTTTGGTGGTTGAACACCTACAAACCCACGAATAAGATCTGCTGGACCTGTTCCCGGTTGAGCAGATTGACCTGTCTTTCCTTCATAGACTTCATCAATTGCTTGACGGGTTGCCTTTTTTCCAATTGCTTCTGCAAGTTTATTAGTTTTGAGATTGAAAAATACATAAATATTTTTATCAGCATTTACTACAATTTGTCGTTCTCCAATTTTATTTTTTAGAGTGTCCAAAACATCCATCATAAGAACATATCTAGGGATTCTAATTGTAGTTTTGCTTCTAATCCGAACATAGTTATACTTTTGAAATCCTGTTTCATCTGTTTCAACGAGAACATAGATTTGACCTGGTTGTAGTAGTCCAATTCTTATTGGTCCTCCTATATCTACAGGAGGTTGATTCATTATGTTGAACGCTTATTTTTTTTCAACACGCCTCAATATAATGAGGGCAACACAGTATGTACTTCCTAACCGAAAGGCCTTTTCAGACTCAATCACACGAATGTTCATTAAATCGGACTACCGATCCAAGGATAAAGACCCATTAGACGAAGAGGATAAGAACATTGACCTTTGTTTGCAACGAAGTGGAACAGGACGCGAGTTGTTCCCCTATCAAAAAATCATTCGTGATTATCTGAAAATTGAGACGCCATATCGCGGTGTGTTAGTGTATCACGGATTAGGATCTGGTAAAACTTGCTCGTCTATTGCAGTTGCTGAGTCCCTGTTGACAACGCAAAAGGTGTATGTCATGATTCCTGCTTCACTTGAAAAGAACTACCGTGAAGAACTCCAGAAATGCGGTGATCCAATCTATGCAGTGGAGAACTTTTGGACATTAAAACCTATGTCCGATGAAGTCCGTGCAGAAGGCAAGAAACTCGGAATTTCAGACAAGTTCATGGATAAATACAGTCGTATCTACACAACTACGTCTGGAAATGAACCCAACTTTGAGAGTCTGTCTACTCAAGACAAGAAGTTGATTCGTGAACAAATAAAAGACATTCTTGAACAACGATTTACCTTTATTCGCTACACAGGTTTGACCCGAAACTCAATTGCAGAGTATACTGTTGAAGGAATGTATGATGATTCAGTAGTGATTATTGATGAAGCACATAACTTGATTTCACGTGTCATCAATGAATCCGAGATTACCGATAAGTTATACAATGCAATATACAATGCAAAACGATGTAAAGTGGTTGCATTATCTGGAACTCCTGTCATCAATTCACCTAATGAAATTGCGTATATGATGAATCTACTTCGTGGACCTATTGAACGAATCACGATGCCCTTCAAAACAATTCCAACATGGGACGAAGAACGAATTACAAAAGCGTTCCGTGCGATTCCTGAAGTGGATACAATTGAGTTCAATGCAGTCAAGAAGTTTGTGATGGTCACACGCAATCCACCTCAGTTTCGATCTACTTATAACGGTGAAGGAGACCGTGTTGCAGTTCAATACATGAAGGATTTACCGTTTATTGCTCAACCTTCCGATTGGGTTGCGTCCATCAAACAAAAGGTAGAGACCGATGTAGGTGGAGGTGAAATTGCTGTAGATCGTGTGACCACAGAACAACTTCAATGTCTTCCAACAGACTATGAAGAGTTTGCAAATTTGTTCTTGGATGGATTGAATATCAAAAATCCAATGATGTTTCGCCGTCGTATTCAAGGATTGGTTTCGTATTTCAAAGGTGCTGATGAACGTTTGCTTCCTCGTAGGACTGATCTAGAAAAGACGTTACAAAAAGTGGAGATGTCTAGTTCTCAGTTCAATCGTTATTTGGAAGTGCGTTGGATGGAAATGAAGATTGATTCACGACGTGGTCGTTCTAAGATGAATGAAGACTTAAGTACGTTTCGTGTTCCAACTCGTCTAGTCTGCGACTATGCTCTTCCTCCTGAATTAGCTATGAAGGAAATCTCTGCTGATACTCCATCTGAAAACAAGAAACCTGAGAAGGAAGTAGGTGATGTGGTGATACAGAAACTCAAAACAAATCCCGAGAAATACCTTTCTGAGAAGGGATTGGAAACCTACAGTCCTAAAATGCTTGCTATCTTGAAAAACATCAAAGCGTCATTAGGCAGTAATCAGTTTATCTACTCTCAATATCGTGCATTGGAAGGTTTGGGTATTTTATCAGCAGTGTTGGATGTATCCGGTTGGCAACCCTATAAAATTATTAAAGAAGCAAATCAATGGATTGAAGACCCTGAACTGCTTGATGACCGTCCAGCGTATACGTTTTACACGGGTGAAGAAAGTGAAGAACAGCGTGATTTAACACGTCAGATTTTTAATGGAGTCTATTCCAAGAACTTTCCTGCTTCGTTGAAAGAGAGTGTAGCAAAACGACCCAAAAAGATTCTTCAATTGTTGATGGCGTCTTCCTCAGGAGCAGAAGGTATTACATTGAACAATGTGAGACACGTTCACATTATGGAACCTCATTGGACACCTTCACGACATGACCAAGTCATTGGACGTGCGATTCGTATTTGTTCTCATGCAACTCTACCCTTAGAAGACCGAACCGTCAAGGTAAATTTTTACATCTCAGTGTTTTCAGACGATCAAAAGAAGACGCAAGATGGTCCAAACATCACACCCATTCGACGTAATGATATGGTGATGAAACGATATGAAGGGGAACCTGTAGAAACTTTCATGTCCACAGATGAATACCTTTACGAAACTGCTTTCGAAAAGGAACGCATCGGTCAGCGGATTGCATTGTTGTTAAAAGAGTCAGCCATTGATTGTGAGATTCATCGTAAACTCCACGCGAAGGAAAAACCAGTTGTCTCGTGTATGCGTTTTGATTCATCTACGACTGGAGAAGATTTGGCATTCCGTCCGAATATCAAGAATGAAGAGTTGGATGCAACGGTGCTTCGAAATACATCTAAGAAACACCGACGTCTTCAAAAGATTCTAGTAAAAGGAATCTCTTTGCTACTGGATCCTGAATCAAAGGAGTTGTTTGATGGTCCTGCATGGGATGATAATCAGCGTTTATTGCGAATGGGTGAATTGGTTTCACCTACTTCGATTCGCTTTCTGATTTAACATCGGCAATCCATGAAGCACACACTTCATCCCATGTCTTGAATGGAAAGTTTTGAGCTGCTGACTTCATCTCAGGCAAGCAGGCAATTGCAGAGGACATTGCGTCCGCAACTTGTTTGTAATCAAACGTTGGAGCCCAAAGTCCAAGAGGCATGGCTCCTGAAAAATAGGTGCGATCTACAGGTGGAATAAACGTACAGACTTTGTCATCCATGAATGAACGATAGGTTCCGATATCCGTCACAATCTGAGGAGCGCCTGTATACAAGTGCTCAATCTGACACAGTCCAAATCCCTCTCCATCCGATAAATTGATTCCTAAATCGGCTGCATTATAAATCTCATTAATTGCAGAATCTGGAAGTGCAGTCTTTGAAGTGTCGACTAACATTAGACGCTTAATGTAATCTTCTTTGTTCAATCCTTGACGTATCAGTTCTGTTTGAAAAATACGCCCTGCATCATAATACGAACCCTGTTGAGGATTCAATCCTGTAACAATCATCATATAATAAGGTTTTGTTGGATTTTTACGAAGGAGATCAACAAATCCCATAATGGCAAGATCATGTCGTTTACGTTGAGTATTTCGATTTGCATTCACAATTAACACGGAATCTGAATTGATTCCCATAGAGTTTCGTATCACAGATCGTGCTGAAGAATCTATCTTTGTAAACAATGTCTTGTCCACTGCATTCTCTAGAACACGAATGTCTGGGAAAGAACCATACTTGGCATACACATCCGCCCAGTATTGAGTGAAGCAATAAATGCGGTCTGCGTTCTTGTTCATCGTCTCAATCAAAGGAGGAGCAATACCTTCGTAGACTTGGTCAACATATAACCATAACTTGTACGAGGACTCACCCTTCTTGAACTTCATTGCCTCAATGAATCGGTGAATAATGAGTGGATCATTGTAAATCATCACTACATCTGGATTCACCATCTCCAAATACTCATGAATTTTGTTGAATCCAAATCCTTCTTCCTTTGGGTCTTCATTGGCGGCTGCATCATATGCTATGACTCCTGATGGAACCTTACGTAGATTGTTACCAGATGGATGACGTTGAAATCCAAAATGGTAGGTCTTTACCTTGGGAGCAAGCGTTGAAAGTTGCTTGAGAAGATTGAACACAACCTTCGAGTATCCAGTAGTCTGATCGACATGTGTGCTTACGAGAACGAACCTCATTGAGTATTAGACTCTTTTCCTCTATAAATGACAAATGCAAGTCAACTCTGCACAAGATTATCTGACGAATCAGAAACGACGTATCATTGCTAAATCTCTTTTGTCTTCGCCTCCTCCTCAGAAGCAAAGAACCAATGGTCAATACATTGGAGTCCTTGCAAATAAGTCTGAACGATACACTCGATTTGTAGGTGGAGTCGGTATCAATACAGTAGGACCCGCTACACTTGGAACAACCTATTCATCTTCATGTTGCGTACCTGCTAATTCTGCATCCACGAGATATCTGGTCTAAACCATTCTAAGTAGATACTAATAATGCCAGGTGGTCTTCTCCAACTTGTTGCGATAGGAGCACAGAACGAACTTGTCAATGGAAGTCCATCCATGACCCATTTCAGAGCAGTATATCGTCGTCATACTAACTTTGCAATGGAATCTATCCGAATGACCTTTGGAAGTTCAAATTTAGAGTTTTCTCCAACCTCTACTCGAACCATTTCATGTCGTATTGATCGCTATGCGCAGATGCTTCATGATACCTATCTTGTATTGACACTTCCTGATATTTGGTCACCTCTTTCCTATCTTGGATTGAATATCAGACCTCCTACAGGATACGATCAACGATCAAATTCAATTGGGTATGAATTCAAGTGGATTGAAAACATTGGATACAATTTGATTGATTCTGTTGAAATCACTGCAAATGGTCAGAGTCTTCAACGACTCAGTGGTGAATGGTTGAAGTTCTACTCCTATTTGACACATGATGCGAATAAGCGAGCGATTGTAGATCAGATGATTGGACACGTTTCAGAATTGAACGACCCAGGAAATGCATATGGACGACTTGGACAATATCCACATGCTGTTGCTCCATTAAACCAACCTGGTGGAATTCCAAATACTAAGGTTCCTGAACCGTCGATTCGTTCAAGACAATTGATTATTCCTTTGCATTTCTGGTTTGCCGAGAATCCAGGTATGGCGCTTCCTTTGGTATCCATGCAAAATTCAGAAGTGTTTATCAATGTAACCTACAGACCTTTGAATCAACTATTTACCATTGTGGATGTGAATCCTTCAAGTTCTACTTATGGACAACGAATTCGATCCAACGATGGACTTGGACGTTTCTTATCACCTCCTCTTGCCGATGGAACCATTAGTAATTCTAGTTTGTCCACCTTTTTTCCAGATCCGTATTTGGAAGGTAACTTTATCTACTTGACTGAAATGGAGATGGCACAACTTGCAACTGCAGATCAGACTTTCCTTGTCAAGACCATTAAATTCGTCAATAATCCTGGACAATATGGAGGTAATTCAGACATTGAAATTCCATTCTTCAATTTAGTCACTCGCATTGTGTTTTCAACTCAGCGTTCAGATAAGATTTTGACAAACGATTGGGACAATTACACGAATTGGGAGGACCCCTATGTGGCTCCCTTTACGTCTACAGGCATTGCAAATGATATCTTTTCTGACATTACTCAATCTACTGAGTCACAGACCTTTATGTATTCAAGTGGACAACAACAAATCACTTCTGTCTATCCTCGTGACCCAATTGTCAATGGTCAAATTTTGTTGGACGGAAAAGAACGCTTTTCAGTGAAACCCACTTCTTACTTTTCATTGCTTCAAATGTACAAGCACACAACCGGTGATAGTCCAGTTTTACCAGGTGTCTACATGTATTCATTTGCTCTGAACAACGATTTGTATCAACCCAGTGGTGCAATCAATGGAAGTATGTTCAACAAAGTCATTCTACGACTTGGATTACAACAACCTCTTCCAACAACACAAGGTGTAGAATCTCAATCCACTGTGTGCGTTTTGAAATCCTCAGTGTTTAGTCCAAATCCAGTAGTGATTACTGCGGCACAACTTGCATTAAGGAATCCAGATGGAACCTTGTTGTATCCCCCTGATTCGATTGTGAGCGTTGTTCGAAATACAAATGGAGACAGTATAATCTTTGCATACACCTATAATTTAGGAGTCTACGTTGAATCCATCAATTTCTTACGAATCGTTAGTGGTCTTGCGAATTTCGTGTTTGCTAACTAACAATGGGCATTACAATTAAAAGTGCTACATGGGGTGATGAAAAAGGAACCACGGATATTACTGCTTCAATGGTAGAGAAAGCAAAACCTGGTTACCTTGATGTTGTTGCAGATAACAAACTAGTTCCATCAGTGGATTTATTGACTGGAACCAAAGACGTTTCCATTGATGACAGTGAAATGAATGTAATTAAGCAAGATGCTGTGAAGAATTGTGGCGGAGCACAAGATCAGAAATGCATTGACTATCAAGTCAATATGATGCAATCCAGTCTTTTACAAAAAAAGGTTGCAGAATCTCAATCGTCTGCCAACATCGTCACAGGTCGTCGTCTTACATTGACCTATATTGATGATAAAGGTGTTGAACGACAGACTGCTATTCCAGATGGACAACAAGTGAAGTTTGGTGAAAAACCTAAATCCTCATTTAGTTTACCATCCATCTCTTGGTCTTTGTTCACTGGAATTGGAACGACCTTCTTCTATATTACTATGATAGTCTTAGGAGTCGTTCACGTGTATGCAGTTGCTTCAACCTATCGCACATTTGCTGAAATGGGTCTCACTACTGCCAAAGTTGTATTGACTGCAATCGCGGCAATCATTCCACTCTCAGGATTGTTGATTACTCCAATAGGCGTGGCGTACTTACAAAAAGTTCCTCCAAAGGTATAATGTTTCATATCCTGTGGATTGCTGCAGGCGTTATTTTTGGAATGTTGATTGCATGTGTTATTATCCCTCCTACTCGCGTCCAAACAACACTTCCAACTCCTCATGATGAAGACCTCTTTCATACCGATACAGGATGTGTCCGAACCAATGCGATTGAAGTTCCTTGTGGAATTGAAGCAGATTCATTGAATCTACTCGCAAGTCTAAACAAGAAGTAATGCTAGACATCACAAAAGCGTTGGAACGTGCAGGTCCCTTTTTTTCGTTCATTATTGGACTCGGACTATCCGTGTTATTGTTTCATCGCAATTATGCTACATATCGCACACTTGCCTTGCCTCTACCTGAAATTGAATCTAAGACGGTGAAAGTTGATGGGAAGTGCTACAAGTATCGCGTGGAAGATGCGACTTGCGAAATCCCGTCTCCTTCATAAACAATGGACGACTCAACTTCCCTGGACGCCCTACTCCCTTCGCCTCAACTCCCTCAATCTATGCCTCCCATGGCAGGCGTTTCTGGATCTGATCACATTCAGAGAACCCAGATGTCACCCTCTTTCAAACCTAGTCTCCCTATGATGCGTATGATGTGGGCAAATTTGACATTGTATATTTCGTTCTTTTTGGCTACTGTGTTGTTGTCACTGTCAGCACCTCGTGACCTGTTGCTACGATACATTCCCAATGCATATACTTCTGGAGGCGTTGTCTCTTGGCAAGGAGCAGGTGTTCTAGGACTTGCAGCAGTGGTTGTCTCTCATTTATTGAACGTCTTTCTACTCAGTTTTCTGGGATAAAATGGAAGCAATTTAAGTAGAACTGATTAACTCATATAAAATGACTCCTATTCTCTCTGATCAAGATGTTAGAGAACTCATACACATACGAAACCAACAAGGTAAAATAGAGTTTTCAATCTACTTGAACTCTCTTTTGATGGATGCTGCTCTTAAAAGAAATCTTAAATCCTCTTTCGCAGAATGCTTAGAAGCAAGGATTGATCCTCAACTTGAAGTTTGTACTTTGGACAGTACAATGACCTTCCGTTCAATTAAGTTTGATGTTGAAAGTGTTTTGAACGAATATTCACTGCTTGAACAACTTGAAAAGTATTGTGGTAAATATGTTCAAGCGTACTATTACGGATCTGAAAATAATAGACTTAAAATTGCTCTAAAGTTTTGTCCTCCTTCTAAAATAGAACCTGAACCATTCTCAGATCCAATCTGGGAGAGACGTCTAGAGAAGGAGACGAGTTGGTAAATATTTTTTTGACTATAAACTATAATGCGGATTGAGAACGCAAATCCAATTGCAGTGGATCTTCAAAACATCTATATATCTAATTTTGATTCTTATCGTGCTGAGGATGTTCCAGAGTTTAATCACGCTATCTTGAAATTTGGTTCAAATACCCGGTTACTTGCAGGTAAAACAGAGACTGGATTTCAAGATGGACCTGCTAATCAGGCTACATTTAATAAACCTAAGGATGTCGTATCCTATCGTGGAAATTTGTATGTACTTGACGTAAACAATAATGCGATTCGTAAAGTGGACGCTCAAGGAAACGTAACTACAGTTGCGAGTGCAACTGAAGGACGTGGAATTATAGCACCTTTAAGTCGTATGGAATGTTTTACGATTGATTCAACTGGAACGATTTATGTAGCAGAACGTGGTGAGGAAGGTGGTGACGTAGTTCGAATTACAAGTGCAGGAGAAGTCACTGAATTTAAAAGTCTACTTACATACTTTACATACTCAATTGCAGTTGACGATTCTGGAATTCTATATACAACTACACCTGGAAAACACTGTATTTACAAAGCAAAACTTGGAGTTGATGAGAGCGCTACTATCCTTGCAGGAGATGAACGAGAAAGTGGAGATTCAGATGGTAGTGGAACCCAAGCGCGTTTTAATCAACCTTGGGGACTTGTAGTGGGTACAGATGGAAATATCTATGTTGCTGATTTTGACAATCATCTTATTCGTAAAGTTACTCCTCAAGGTGTAGTCACTACCCTAGCAGGCAATGGAAACGGAATGCGAATGGACGGTATAAGTGATACATCATCATTTTACTATCCAATGTATTTAGCGTGGCATCCTCGTGATATGATTCTCTATGTACTAGAAGGTGAAGATGAAGATCTTGCGATTCGTTCTGTAGATGCAGATACAGGAGCAGTTGCAACTGTCTATTCAAATGATGAAGAAGAACAATCTCCAGTTGTTCCAGCTCCTCCAGCATTTCTCACACCTCCAGCATCTCCTCCTTCAAAAGACATTGAAACCGGATCAGGTGATGTAATTACATCCGACGATATTGAAGAAGGTTCAGTTGTAGGACAGATTGTAGGTGAAGGAGGAACGATTGCAAAGTCAAGTTATTACTTCCCTACTTCATTGAAAAACTTATGGGAACAAAAAACATTCAAAGATCCATATACACGAAAAGCTATTGTAGGTGTGAACTGGTATAAAGCTCACTTAGTGCCTGCAGGTTCATTAGGAGGTCGCAAAAAGACCCGTAAGGTCAAGAAGTCCAAACGCACTACATTCCGTAAAAAACGAACCCAGATTCGTAAACCAAAGAAATCTCGCAAGTAACAATGACTCCACACCAATGTTCTGCGTGTCGTGCATTTATTTACGACACTCTGAGTGTTCCCATTTCTAAAGATGAACTGTATTATGGATATTACAATCTGAAATGTATTCCTAAATTGATTCCCGAACTAGTCCCTGAGTTTCAAAAACTTGTATCCGATCATCGTTTTGAGTTGGGACAAGTTCCGTTAAGAAAACACACAACGTATATTGCAATACGACTGATTGAGTCGGGATTAGTGAAACGAAAGGGTATTTCCTTTCATGGAGAAATCTCCAATGGAAAACCATTGATGATGGCACTCCAGTGGATTTATTACTATTTTGAAAAACTCAAATATCTTCAATCCATTCATGATAGTCATTCTGGAGGATATCGAGAATCTCCTCCTGCTCCCTTACCACCGTATATACTGATGCGATATGAAGATGCGGGATTTGTATCGATTAAAGATAAGGGTCTTTAATGAAATAATGTTCCTTCAACCTAGATATCTTTTTGAACCTCCTGCATGGTTCTATCCTCGCATCTTGGTTGGAGCAGGTGAAATGCTTACACCTGCATTTTGTTCCAAATATAAAATTACACACGTTATCAATTGTGCATTTCCAGAAGATTCACCTGCTTGGTTTAGAATGCAAAACCCTACACGCTACGTTGGATTGAGTGCAGAAGATTCAATCACTGTGAATATTCTCACATGGTATCCTGCATTTGAGACCACATTGTCCGCCTTTTTACGTGAACCCAACTCTGGTACAGTGTTTGTCCACTGTCAATGCGGTATTAATCGTTCTGCTTTCTTAGCGCTGACCTATAGTACGACACATTTTTCAATGCCCTATGATTCTACCTTCGCACTCTTGAAAAAGCAACGACCTTGTATGTTTACAAATCCAGTCTTCAGGAAGCAGACAGAAACATTTGTAAATGGACGTGTTCCGAATTCGTAAAACAAGAGAGGTGGGAAGTACAGGATCGTCAATGGGAACATTGGATTCAATTCATCAAGACCAAGTTCGGGGATTGTATACTTCGGACATACAACGGGATGAATTGACTCTTAAACTTAAGACACTGCAAGAACAACATGAAACACTAAGTAATTCAACTGAAATCACTGAGATCGTTAAGTGTTCGCAGATTGATAGGCAAATTCAAGAAGTGGAAGATGAATTATCTAAGACAAATCCAGTCGAAGAATACTATATGAAAAACGTAGACATCTTGCTAGACTATTATGGTAAGGAAACCTCAAGTGTTACACAGTCTACTCCACTTCCTAAAGACGCACATACATTCATGAAATTCTTTTCAGCCAATACGCCTGCAGTGGATACAGGATTATCCAAGAAACAGATCTTTGATGAATATGTAACTCGTATGAAACTAAGCAATGGTCCAGAAGCAACTCAATTGTTGACCGAACACTGTCCTGGGTGTAATGTTGCGCGTGAAGAAATCAGTTCAGAAGGTATTTTAGTCTGTCCATCCTGTGGTTCTGAAGAGTATGCATTAGTCGTTTCAGATTTTCCAAGTTTCCGTGATCCACCCAAAGACCGAAACAATTACGCATATAAAAAGATCAACCATCTGAATGAGATTCTGAACCAGTTTCAAGCAAAGGAATCTACCATTATTCCCGAAGAAGTGATGAATGAAGTCATTCTTGAAATCAAGAAACGTAGAATTGATAATATTGCTGATATGTCTGAAGAAGATATACGTCAGATTCTGAAAAAGTTAGGACGATCCAAGTATTACGAGCATCGTGCACATATTTTGAGTAGGTTGAACGGTAATCCTCCACCAACCATTACCCCTGAAATTGAGGAAAAGGTTCGTGCAATGTTTCAGGAAATTCAAGCGCCGTTCTTGTTGTATTGTCCAAATGACCGAACAAACTTTCTGTCGTATTCCTACATTTTGTACAAGTTCTTTGAGTTGCTAGATTTGGATGAATACAAAGTCTTCTTTCCATTGTTGAAATCACGCGACCGATTGATATCACATGACTTAATATGGCGAAAGATTTGCTCATACCTACATTGGGAATTCATAACTTCTGTCTAATAAGTAATGCGTAAGAGTACTCGTAGAAACAAGATCATTCGTATGAAGAAGAGTGATTATTTGCGAGAACACCATCATCTATTTAAGGTGCTCAGTCGTCCTACTCGTAAGGTTCTTGCTAGAGAACTGAAGATTCAGAAGAAAGAACTAAAGGAGAGAGGATTGAAGGGTTAATCACGATCGCTCGGTAAACTCATGAGACCGTAGAGAACAACGAAAAACACTAAGGTATGAAGCATGAATCCAAATGCTGTAGGGCATCCATTGACTGCAACTCCTGCAATCAATGAATTCACAAACTTGAATGTAACTGGGTTCGCCACAAGGAAAAACGCAAGAGCAGAATACAACGAATACTTGAACTTCAATCCTTCAGACTTGACTCCCATTTATAGTAGTTATAGAAAAGTCTTGAGGAACTGAAGGGTTGCATAACTTATGGCAAGTACACTTCCCAAAAACAAAACATCATTCGATGTCCATCTAAACCCAGAATCCCAGTCTCCTAGTGTATACTTTGTAAGAAGTGCAGTCAACAGTGGAACTACAATGATTGTAGGAAAATTTGAACGGTTTTGAATCATTGATAGTCCAAGCGTAACCATTACTACAAACAAAAAGGTTCGTATCATTACTTATCTATCGATATGTTTTCTGTTTTAGTTGAAAACTCAACCGCAATGTCTACAATTTGAGGGTTTTCAGTAAGAACTACACTTGAAAGAACACGTTCAGTCTCCATCATAGACTCTTTCACGCGAATCATATCTTTTTCACACTCATCCCACTTACCCCAGCCATACGAAATCGTCTGACTATGCTGATTGTGATAATAGAAAGTCAAGAAGGGTTGACCTAAACAGGTAGTTCCCATACTAACATTTGCAAGAGAAGGAACATGAATCACTTGTTGATGAATACGAACAAAACGAGGCATTTTAACTATGACTACGATTTGTTTGACAGTATTGAATTCATTTTTCTACTTGTAGCAGTTCTTATAGGGACGGCAACTGGCCTTCTGTGTGAATCCCATACGACGGCATGGGGTCTTCTTGCAGTAGGTCTTGGACATTAACCGACGTGTGCGACCACCCTCTATCCGTTTCCTTTTCCGAGTTGGTATTGAATACCATGTTTCGTGGAATTGATGATCGTCAGAATCAGGTGGTTCAATACAACCTTTTTGTGTACATGCAGGTGATGTATAGAAACTCCCACCACCAAGCACTAGAATTTCTGATTCAGCATCTAATAAGACTTTGAACTTTGTTAGAATTGGTACCTCTGAATCATCTGCGTTAACGAGTGGAGGTGGATTATTAAGGACCCGATCAAATGAGATGTCTGAAAGATCAAGAATCATCACGTTTTGTAGGTGGATTTTGAATATACAGCAGTCTATTCCCAAATGATACTCTTGATTCTCTGTGTCCCACACCTTACTCGCAAATGTTTCCGCATAGTTTGGGTCTGTTGTCACTGAAAAGAATGGTTTGGATTCAGAGATTGTTATTTCTTTCCTATTATATTGACCTCGGTATACAAGCATATCTAGTCCAGATGACTTACCGTATTTGCGAATAATAGTTGGTATAATCGACGAACACCCCCGATCGTTATAAGTTGCTAGGGAGTCAGGTATCGGTGGTTTGATATCACAGTTATCAACAATATATGTGAACAACGCGAGTTCCTCTGCTTCGTCTAGCACTATTTTTGAAGGGCGTGACTCTGCTGCACCCATTCAACGATTACTTATAGTCTCGCAAATATAAATCGTCCAAAACGGATCTAATCATTTCAATCTTCCTAATGACAAAATGAGTTACAACGATAAAATTGAGTTAGTTGCTGATGAACTGTGTGAGTTTGTTACAAAAAAGATACAAGGAGAGTTTGATGGTATTGTCAAAAAACAAACACATCAACTTGAGTTTTCTGAAGCCTATTACAAAGTCTACAAAAAACACTTCGGAGATCTAATTGATCATAGAATCTACGAAAAAGTCAGTGTCTTAGGAGGATGTATTAGTTGTCTATTTATATCCATCTGCGAATCCAGTATGGAGATTGATGAGATGAGTACTACTATGAAAAAATACATCAGACTCCAAGTGAAGACTATGAATTTGTGGAGTGTTTAGACTAACTGCTTTAGAAGGTCTCGGATTTCCTTCAGAACAGACAACTTAGTCTCTTCTTTAGGTGGTTCAATTCTACTTTTCTTTTCAGCACGTTCAATTTGTTTATTCCGCTTTCGTGATTCCTCATACTCAATTGATTCTTCAATAAATCTAACAGGTGTTTTAACAATCTCTGATACTTTTTGGATATCTTGACCTTCAGAAACCATTCTTCTTGCTATGTTCAGTCTACGAGCAATAATACTGCCTTTTGTTCTCTCAAAGTGTATAGCACATTCTTCTATACTTTTGTTATCAGATATCATCTGAAGAAATTCAGCATCAAGTTCTGGAGTCCAAGAAGCACCTGCATTTTTTGGAAGGGTTTTAACAATTGTAAACATTTTCCACACGCTATGATTTCATTTGAAAAAAACAAATCCATTTTGGACGAAGTTTAGACTAACTCCTTTCCATCCAAGACACGACTCCATGCAAAGAGCCACAATCCTGATCGTTCACATTTTTCAATGATTTTAGGAGTCAACTTCTTGCGATCACGAGTAGACATTTGGGTATTGAGACGCATCAAACGAGTCCAGAATTCAGATGGACTCAATTTGTTCTCTTTCATAACACGAAGAAACTCATTCATGACCATATCTGAATTGAAGTTAGGAGCATTTGGACGACCTGTAGTCACTTTCATTAGTTTGTAGGTCTCACAGAATGTATCTCGCATTTTAATCAGTTCTGTTGGATCTACGTTTGTATCTTCAGATACGTAGAGTTCTGGTACAGAGACTGCTTTGTTCAATCTGAGAAACTCGGCTTTCACACTCTCGTCGGTCGCGTCCCACAAGATATCAACGAGAATGGGATTCATGCCTTCAATTCCAATCAACGCTTCACGACGATGATTGGATTCATAGCAGACTAGTTCTTTATTAATGCATGCAAGATAGAGCATACCGTCCATGCGTTTGGATTGATTCATGAAGTCATGAATTTCAGCAACACGATCCTTATCAGGTGGTCGGTTATGCTTCCATCGTTTGATTGGAAGGTCATCGTAGATAGATTGAGGAACCCAATACGTATAATGATTGTTTTGAACTGTTCCCGAACAGTTTTCAGCAAGATATTTCTGAAGTAGATGAGCCATATAAAAAGATTAAGTTAGTGAGTTTGATATTCGTTTTACTCCCATCGTATACTACATATGTCTGAACTTGGGAGCGAACTAACATGTATTTGAACATCACAATCGGGGAACAAGGTATTGATTTGTTTCATAATATGCTCCTGATACTCATGAAATTTAGGATAAGAGCGTGTTTGAAATTGAAACCCAGGACAACCATCTTTTGCTGCTCGTTTGATAGGTTCATAGATGTATGACTGTATCCAATTGTTAACATCAATTAAATCTTGATCTCTCTTCATTTTAGCATACGCTTCGTTTATAAGGATCTGTTGTATCCTTCTTCTCTCAACTTCAATTGTATGTGATTCTTTTAGTTCATTTCGTGTGATAGGCTGCATCTTGTATGTAGTATGTTACGTTGGTGGGTTTGATATCCATTTTACTTGCTCTCTAACTTTTCGACTCGTTCAAGCAAGTTTTTAAGAACAATTAATACTGGTTCAATCATCAAGATCTTCTCTTGGTCATACTTTCGGGCCAATGGAAGATTGTTGGAGTAGCTGTTTCGTTCAACACATTGTTTCTTGAGTTCAATGAAGTTCTCAAGAACCATAATGGGATTGTTTCGTCTCTCGTCTTCACGTCTCTTCTTCTCTTCCAACTCTGCAATCTTTGCATGCAAGATCATCAACTCGTGTTCAACCGTATTCATTATATAGTTAAAAAGGTTAGATTCGTTAAGATTCTTTTTTTGCTTGGAGAAATCCTTGTAGTTGTTCCATCTTCTTCTGTGCTGTCTCAAGTTGTTTTCGTAACTCGTTCTCTTTTTTGAGATCATGAACTCCTTCTTCTCGTCCGTAGAAGATGTCCCAGTTCAGACTCTTCAATGTTTCATACTGTGATTTGAGTGTTTCATACTCTGCTTTGGCTTTTCTAACTTTGGATTCTAAGGTCTTCATCGTACTATCAACTACTTTGAAAAAATTAGTCCATTTTACATTTCAAATGTGAATACATTCGTTTTATTTTTTGTATACTGCAATAATCCATAGATAACCTATCGAACCAAATATATGAAAGAACATATGCCAACGAGTTGCAATGGTACAATTTTGATGCCATGTGAAGCATTCATATTGTTTTCCGTAAATGTAGAATGTACATCCCATCGTAATTAAGAGTGATAAAGGAATCAGAGAATAGGGAAGTCCCGATAGACTCATGTAGGTAGCTATTGTAATGTTTGTGTAGACAAAGAGTTTATCACCTACGAGGAGATAAGGATACTTAGGTTTTGTTGCATGCCATAGTATAGAGAAAGCACATCCTATAAATGAACATGTAGAGAATGGAATACTCTGTAGATAGAATCCAGGAATTGCTAATGTAAAACTAGATGCAACTAGGTAAAGATTTGGAGTAAGGTTCATTAAAAAAATATTAGTTAACTAGAGTTCTTTTCCATTTTAGACAGAGAGTGATCGTTCACGGACTTCAGAATCTATGAAGTCAGTATTCATCCATAAACCAGATGCACGACCGCTGAATTTAGTTACGTTTGTGCGATGGATCGTATCCGCTAGACTTCCGTAGTCATACGAGTTATCTACGATCGTTCCATTACTAAACAGACGTTCTAACGCCCAAGCAGTCATCATATCATCTGTGGGTTCCATTGGATTTCGTGGTGGAGTGGGAGTGCTTGGAATATACCGATGACTATCACGACCGATAAGAATTGCTTCATCTACATTTCCACCACTATCACGAAGTTCTTGAATTGCACGACTTCGTGTAATACCTGCTTCTTGAATTACTTGTGAAATACGGTCTTCAGTCGTGAAGGTATACGGTGCAATACTAAACCATCTAGTTTCGGAGTGTACAATCTCAGGTTTTGGGGGTGGTTCTGGGCGATTAAGTTCAATGTCGGTCAGAGTATGACGACACATGGGGCAAGTGGACGCATCAGAAGTCCATTTAGTCAAACATTTAATGTGGAAAGAGTGAGAACAACTCAGAACACAGCAACCTGTAGTCTGAGTTATACTTTCGTAGCAAATTGGGCAGTCAGTCATTTTGTATCAGATAAATTCAGTTGAATTGGAAGTTTTAAATCCATTTTAATAACGTCTCATCATTGCCTCAAATTGCTTTTGTTGCGCTTCCCTTCGAGCAGTCTCTTCCTTGTCTTCAACTTGTGTAATCGAATAGGGAATTCCGTAGATGTTACTGCATTCCAAACTGAATCCAGTGCGGTGATAGGTACTGAACGCCAAAATCTCTGATGAACGCGACATCAAGTAGAAATCAAGTAATGTGTCTCGTAATTGTTCATCGGTAGGTTCTTGATTCTGACCGATATGGCAGATGGCAGTAGGAAGGGAAAGAATGTTTCCACCTGTTAGCGCTTCCTTCACTCGTGTGTTGGACGAGACCAATACATAGGTCTTGCCTTCCTCAACCTTGGATCGAACAGCAGCAACCAAATCGTCCATTAACTGAGTGTTCAATGTTGCTTGACTGCTTCCAACTGCATGAGGGAAGCAGACTGCATCGTCCAGACGAACGTGAATGGTTGTATATGCTCCTGTGACTCCCAAACGAGTGAGTGACTCCGTAATGTACGTCTCCATCTCAGGTGTAGGTTGAATCTTAGAACGAATCAATTCCTTTTCAGAGTCAAGGATTTCAGTGTACACGAGGTCCTTGCAACAGTATGCAAAAAAGGTCGGTTGCTGAATCTTATTGAAATATCGAATGATTTCACGAACAATGTGTTGGTATGCAATGTCATTTTCATCTTGCTCAACCAACAGCGAATCAATGTGGAAGTTTCCAAGTACTGGATAACTTGCAGGTCGTTCAAGGGTTTGGTCGCAAATCAAAAACTTACTCATAGGGTGATTTCGTAAATCCATATCAAAGTCTACTTGGACTCCAGTATACTTTTTGAGAGTTCGAAGTAGTTGAAGCATCATGAAGGATCCACGAAGGTAATCACCCAATCCAGACGCCTTGAAATCAACGAACTGGGTTTGGTAGACATTCACGACCTTCTTGAGAGTCGTATTGGAATAAACGGAGGCAATTGTGGCGCAGGACATACTTGGATAGGTTGTCATTCATTTAAACCAAAATCTCCTTAATCGTTCAATGGACGCACTCCGAGCACGTATTCAATCTATGCCTGTTCCTCAACGTCTTGCAAAACTAGATGAGATCATAAACTTTTTTCGTTCAAACAATTCACCAAACCATGCAGATGCATTTCTTGAAGTGAAAAATTGTTATCCTTCTTTCCCGTTCTTCAAAGATGAAGAGGCGTTTCGTCTGTATCTAGCGTGGTGTCGTATTGTTCAACTACCCATTCACGGACCGTTTGCTCACATTCTTCAGGGTTAAACATTCTTCAATGAACTTTTCTTCTCCAAGTCTCGCAATCTGTTGCATAGTCCTCATAGTCCATCCAAACGAGAAACCAGAATGTCCATCGTATTCAAGATGTCTATTAATGAGTCTGAGTTCTTCATCATCGGTAAACGTATATCCTCCAACTGGTTCCTTTTTCATGTAGTCCCACATCTTGGTAGTTTCAATGGCTTCATATGCGTCCTCTAACATTTCTTGTTCACTTTGGCTGTATCCTAGAGAGATGAAATCAATCATTTTGTAATGAGATTCAAATCTAAAAAGATTTGGATTCCATTTTTTACACGTCATCCGGTTCATACAAACACCCTCCAATTCCCATATGACCTTGTTGATTTAACACATTGTATTGGCAACCATAACACATCGGTGGATACATCTTTCGCCACCATTTTTGAATTTTAATCACTGACTCTACGTACCCTTCTTCCTCTGGATCATAGGAAATTGGAGAAAGATCTTCACATCCGAAACGTTCAATCCAACACGATGCACAATACCCATTTGCTCCCACAGTAATTTCAAAATCACACCCTGGACAATGATTCGATTCATAGGACATGCTTGACATTTAACACTAAAAATGATTTAGTTGATGGAGTTAAATCCATTTTAGTCCTCGTTGATATCGTGACGAATACGAGGATCGCTATAATAGCAATCGATACACTTTTGAAAGTCATCGGAGATGCTCTCTTGTCCACAATCACACTTTAAAGGCGGGGTTTCCTTGCATGGATAGCAGAATCCAGTTGCTTCATCGCCTTCTTTGAGACTATACAAGTCTCCACATTTGTCACACTGACACGTTCTGCAGGAATAAGGATACACACTGCATTCCTTACAGTCTGCAAATCCACAGAAGTATCCATCCGACATCTGGGTATTTTTATCAATCCAACACTTACTACAGAATCCAAGCGCCCAGACTCCTTCGGTAGTATTGCAACCTCCACAGGTCTCCACTTCTGGAGGTGAGCACTTGACACACAAGTCACCTCGTTGATTCACTTGATTATGACACTTTCGATTCTTACAGAAATAAATCATCTCTTCAACTTCAATTTCGCTGTTCATTTTCTTCTATTATCCACACTATACTATGTTTTGGATGAATCAAATCCATTTTGAACGAGTTGAGGTTACAAATCGATCAGAATAATTTATAGTTTTACTTACCCATCTTACCCTTCATTGCCTTCCATGCAAAGGAGGCAACGAGGGCAAAGACAATCGAGTGAGTAATGTTAACAGTCATAGTAGAAGCGCCAGGTGGCAATCGGACTAAGACACCAGGAATCAAAAAGTAGAAGACCACTGCAAGAAAGATGAGTTTACCGTACATTTGTTTGTCTTTTAATAAGAATTTATTTACCTTCTGTTCCAAAAAAGTCATTGAATACATGTTTTAACTTATCATCTAACGTATCCAAGAAGACGAACACTGCATAAATAAACACCATTTGACCTCCAAACGACTCAAGATATCCTTCCAATGCCGAGGTGACAGGCAATATAGGAATAAACGAATGAACAAAGTAGGTAGTCCAAAAGGCTACGACGACGATGATTGAAATCTCCATGGAGACATCGGCAAGTTGATACAGGTTAGACTGCTTCTCCCACTGTTCATTGAATTGAGGGAAGATGCGCCACATAGTCCATGACAGCAATCCGCCTAAAAATACGTAGAAAATCGCAATACACATGAGATTGAGAGTTAAGTTTAAAATATGACCCTTCACGCTTGGAACTGTATTAAGTCCGACGTTCTTCATTATTTAGACAGAAGACAATAGAAAGAGTATGTCAGCACTTCGAACTTGGGGAAAACACTTAGTCTTAGACGCAGCAGGATGCTCTCCTAAAATGATTGGATGCCCAATTGTAATTGGAAACTTTACACGAGATTTGGTACGACGCATTGATATGGTTGCTTACGGCGACCCACAGATTGTCATGTTTGGCACTGGTAATAAGAAGGGATATACACTCATTCAATTGATTGAGACCTCTAACATTGCGGCACATTTCGTAGAAGAGAATAACTCCATGTATTTGGATGTGTTCTCTTGTAAGGACTTTGATCCAGCAATTGTGAAGGAAGTAGTTCGAGAATATTTTGATGCACAAAAGTTTAGTTCAAGGGTTTTCTTGCGACAGGCGCCCGTTGAACAGTTGGCTTAAGGATCTTGCATTAAGCAGATACCTGTAGTGGTTCGTGTTCCATCGGGACAATTCTTTGCTTTGTGTTGAGTGGATACATCTGTAAAGTGTTCGGGAACAACTCGTTGAAGAACCCAGAACGCAAACGCAAATCCGAGAATGTATAACAACCACTTAGAGGCTTTCGTCATTTATCTCTAGGTCATCAAAATCAAAACTGAAGGTGAAGGTGAACACAAACCCTTCAGAATTTGTATATGTGTGCGTGAAGTCCATATTTTAAACTGTGAAATAGATCTTCTTAATCCAATCGCGATCAGTTCGGTAAGTATTTGCACGGGTGGGCGCTACGTTTTTGTTCAAGACCGCAATGGCGTTCAACTTACGCAGTGTTGAAAGAGGACCATATTCACTGACTGCTTTGATAAGCGACCTATGACGTTTCTCTGCTCCATCTGTATGATCGTATCCAACTGTTTTGAGATCACCTTGTTTAAGAGGTCCAATGACAGCAGGTCCCTTTCCAGTGTTTCCCCTGTTCTTAATACACGTTGGTTTGACACGATAGGTTGTTCCCCGATTCAAAAGACGTCCAAGTATTGTCTTCTTCTTGCGAGTGGCAGTGTATCCTTCCCTAAGAATCTGTCCACTACGACATGTTTTTCCACCTTTTAAAAGACTTGAGATACGTGTATCATCTTCATGCATTTGTTAATCTATAGTATTTTTTCGGTTGGGACAGGTAGAACAACCTTGTTTAGGAGTATCCAATCGCGCCTTCCACATATACATGAAAAATACAATCAGTGCAAGTAAAGTGATACCTAACATTACCATTTAATTAGAAGATAGAAATGCTTTAGACTAAGTAAACATTGCTATGTATATGCCATCTATCCTGTATGGCGGTGTACGATATACACAAACAAGACACGCAATTTACTGTAAGAAATGTAAAGAAACAATCGAAAGTAAACATGTACACGATTTCAAATTCTGTTCTTGCAGAGCAGTAGGAATTGATGGGGGAATCTCTGCTGGAAATCGTATCTTAGGAGATTTATCCGATATGGAAAATAGGAGTATGTATTGTGCGTTTGTTGATAAAAAGAAGATATGGTTACCGCAAGACGTTATGGAAGAACATTTTAAGACCCATCGGATATTTATTACAGTTCCTAATTAAAATCTGATTATTGGGTAATGAGTTATCAAGAAATTGAAAAGGAAGCAAATCAACTTCTTCTGCGTATTCGAGAGTGTAGAACTAAGATTCTAGAACTAGAGAACGAAATACGAGGAATGTCTAAAACAACTCAACATGAACTGGATATGGCAAAGATTAAAGTAATGAGTCTTCGAACAAATCGTGATCACTGTAAACGAATGGAAGAACTCTGGCATGGTAAGAAACAGTTGATGAAGGGTAAGGGTAAACGCTCACTTAAACATCGCAAAACTCATAAGAGAAGATGGGCATCCCGTACTACGTTGCGTCGCTCTTAAGAACACATAAACATATTCAAAAAGAAGTCGGAAATCTACGTTTAGACTGTCAAGTATTAGGATTGGATTTTAACGCTTTTATTCATACCTATTTGAAACCTGAGAATCCCATTGGAAGTGTCGTAGTAGCGTTACGGAACTTCTTGCGGGATGTAGCGTGTGGAAAGAAAGTATTGATTGCGTTGGATGGATTGGTTCCGTATGCAAAGATTGTTCAACAACGCTATCGTCGTATGAAGAAACCTGAACCTGCTTTGTTTGATAAGCACCAAATCTCACCTGGAACTCCGTTTATGATTGAATTGGAAGACACTCTGCGATTCTGCTTTCCTGACTGTATTCTGTCTGGAACCGATGAACGTGGTGAAGGAGAACATAAGATCTTTAAGTGGCTTCAAGGGATGGAACCTTCTGAACGTCAGGATATTCTGATCTATGGAATGGACGCTGATTTAGTATTGATTTCTGTAGCGCAATCTGCACTTGGATCCATTAAACTCATTCGCGAAAACCGAGATTCAGGGTATTCAACGTTTGATGTGAATGCGTTATGTAAAGTTTTACCTGTAGATCCTGATGATTGGGTTCATATGTGTATCTTTTGCTTTGGGAATGATTTCATGCCAAATCTTGCGATGTTTTCATTACGAGAAGATGGATATTCACGAGCAGTTCACTTTATCAAAAAGGATACACTGAAAGGAGCAGTCAAAGATGAACTCAAAGTCATTCTAAAACGAGCCAAAGACGCAGACAGGAAATTTGTTGCAAAAGATGGTCACGCTCTTGAAAGTCGTATGGCATTGCATTTGATGGATGGAGTTCTGGATTGGAGTAAAGTTGAATATGCGTATGAAAAGACATTTGAATGGACGTTACACTATTTCAAAACATCCGATGTCCTGGATTGGTGCTGGTATTACCCATATCCAGAAGCGCCTTTGTTTTCATCGGTCACTGAAAAGGAAGAACGAACCTTAGACTTCACATGGGAACATCCAACTCCTCCTTTTGGAATCAAAGAGCAACTGGATTTCATTCTTCCAGGACGAGGTGTCTATCCAGATGAACTCTACGATGAAGGACCCGATTCACGTCATATGTGGATGAAAGCGTATGCGTGGGAAACCGACCCTTACATTTCGCTACCATGGAATCCTGTGACTCCACTTACGCACATTACCTTCGGACTTGGAACCGACCGCCACTAAGTCCCATACGAGGAGCAGAACGGGGTTCAAAACGCACAACTGAGGGTGTTTCTTGATTAGGTGAATCCAACACATTTCCAGGTAAAACAACTATGTCTTCTGGAATGTCCTGTTCAAAGTTATTTTCAAATTTTCGCACATATTGAGTTTCAATTTTCATCATTTCTTGAATCTTTTTTAATGCAGAAAATCCAGAAGCGTCTTGCATAGTACGCCAAAATCGTTGAATGTGACTCAAATATGCACCGCGATACTGTTGTGCTGGACGGGATTTTACATTCATTCGCAATACCTCAAAACATGCAGCCACCGTTGGATAAATAGGTTTATTCAATCTCCGGTTCACCGAATTGTGAACCCGAAATGTGAAGAGTAGAAAGTCACGTCTAGACGTTAACATCTGTGGATAGTTTCTTCGATAGGACGCCAATGAAATACCAAAGTGTTCTCGACAACTTGGACATGTGATGGTCGACTGAAACATATCTAACCACGCTTGCGTCAGTGTTTGTTCTGATGGAGTTGGAGAATCAGGGTAGCATGAAGCAACAGAGTGTAGAGTCATCCATCCAAGTGGTCCCCAAATCGAAGTCATTACAATTACATTACTTTGCGACAATCATTCCTGCTTCCATGCCGCCTTCTAAGATTTCACGAACAATATGAGGTGGAGTCTTTGAATCCACTGAAAGACCTGATTTACGAAGTTGATCACGAACTTTTACATCGGTCATACTCTTTACTTTTTGTTTAATGGTTTTGCGTCGTAGTGCGGCACCTTTTTCAGTCAAAATCTTTAGAGTTCCTTTACGGTAAGGTGGTGGTTTGGCAGGATCACGTACACCTACAATTGGATCCTTTTTAGAACGCGTACCTTTCATGACACCACGAGGATAGGTTCGCATTGACTTGTGGCGACTGCTTGCAACTGGAGCAGGATCGGAATGATCCACCTTTTGAATTTTGACACCGGACATGCTTATTCAAAATGGATAGATATATTTACAGCGAACAAGACCTTATAGTATTACCATGTCGTCAATTGAATGGGAAGCAGTTCGTTCGTATTTCTCAAATGGTGTTCGTAGAATGGTAGATCACCAGGTGGACTCGTATGAGGACTTTATTCGCAATAAGATTCCGTTGATTATTCAGTCTACACCTCCCATCACTGTGTGGCATGAACAAGATGAGACCCTCAAGAAGTACAAATACGAGTTCAAGTTATCGTTTGAGAACATTTCATATATCAAACCACGTATTCAAGAAGCAACAGGACGTGTTAAACCAATGCTCCCTATGGAAGCGCGTATTCGCAACTTTACATATGCAGCACAGATGTATGTAGATGTCCGCTTCATTGCACGAACTTACAAAGGTCCATTATTGGATACCTATGATGAGGAATCACGAGTGTTTGAAGGCATCAGTCTAGGTAAGATTCCAGTCATGCTTGGTTCCAGTCTATGTTTGCTAAAAGATTATCCATTAAGTCTAGAAGCGTATGGTGAATGCGCACACGATCCTCTAGGATACTTCATCATTCACGGATCCGAACGAACAATTCTTTGTCAAGAAAAGGTTGCCGACAATCGCATCATGATTTTCCAAAACAAAAAGTCAACCTCCAAACACTTGTATTCAGTCGAAATCAAGTCACTTCACGAATCCTTCACTCTGCCTCCAAAGAAATTAGAGATTCGCATTAGTTCCAAGTTCAATGGATACGGTAATCCATTGACTGCATGTGTTCCAAGATTTCGTGAAGACATTCCAGTAGTCGTATATTTCCGTGCATTAGGTGTTCTGACTGACAGAGAAATCACTCAAATCATTTGGGGATCGTTGGAAGATCCACACGTAGAGTTATTGGCAGCATCCTTTCGTGATGCATCTGAACTTGGAATCTTTACTCAACAAGAAGCCATTTCATACTTGACCAACCACTTGCAATATGGAACCAATCAAGAGGACAAGTGTGCGTATGTCCGTCAACTCTTGAACTCCGAACTCTTACCTCATGTTCGATTCGCAGGTGAATTGACAACAACACCCATTCACAATGCACGTAAAACCATGCTCATGGGTTCTATGATTCAACGGTTATTGCTGACCTATTGCAAACAGATTCCTCTGGACGACCGAGATGCATATCCTAATAAACGTGTAGTAACCACTGGTTCCTTGCTGACCCATCTGTTCCGTCAATTGTTTCAGAAAGTCTGTAATGACACTCGCAATGAGTTTGTACAAGAAGTGAACAATGATACCTGGAAACGAGGTGAACCTCGTCCAATGGATATCTTGAACACCAATAACCTTTACAAGATTCTCAAACTCTCTGCAATTGAGGGTAAACTCAAGCAAGCGTTAGCAACAGGTAACTTTGCAGTTCAAGGGTTAGGCACAGTCTCTTCAATGTCCAACGCATCCAAAGTAGGTGTCTCTCAAGTGTTAGGTCGTATGTCCTATGCGGCAACCATCAGTCACTTGAGACGTATTCAGACTCCTGTTGAAAAATCAGGTAAGTTATTGGCACCTCGTAAACTTCACGGTACATCCTGGGGATTCATGTGTCCAGTGGAAACTCCAGAAGGTCATTCAGTCGGTATTGTCAAGAACATGAGTTTGTTAACATCCATTTCACAACATGTTCCTTCAAGCACCGTGCTACACTTCTTGCAAGATGACGCACGACTGACTTGGATTTCAACACCTAAAATCTATACTGGAACCTCCATCACAGTGAATGGAGTATTGGTTGGATATACTGATAAACCCTATGAAGTGGTCTCATCCTTGAAACTTGCAAAGCAAACTCGTCGTTTGCATCCACACATTTCAGTTGCATGGTATACGATGATGAACAACATCTCGATTGAAACCGATGGAGGGCGTTGTGTGCGTCCAGTGTTCAGGAAAGGATCAGAACCTCCTAAAGATCGATCAAGTTGGAACGAATGGGTTGAATCCTGTGTAGATTACATCGACCCCTCTGAATCCGAAACGCTTCGTATTGCAATGACACGTGATGAACTGACTCCTTCACATACCCATTATGAGATTCATCCGTCATTGATTGTAGGACATATGGCGTCTACGATTCCATTGTCGGATCATAATCAATCTCCTCGTAATACCTATCAATCTGCTATGGGTAAGCAAGCAATGTGTATCTACGCAGGCAACTTCGCTAAACGGCTGGATAAGAACGCCTATGTTCTCTGTTCCATTGCACGACCAATTGTAGAAACACGTGCCATGAACATTCTCAAGATGCACGAGATGCCTTTCGGTATGAATGCAATTGTAGCAATTGCCTGTTACGGTGGATACAATCAAGAGGATTCAGTGATTATGAACAAGTCTGCAGTTGAACGTGGATTCTTCCGTGGACTCTATTATGGAATGTATAAAGACGAAGAGCATCGTAACGTAACATCCGGTCGTGAAGAAAAGTTCATGAAACCTCAAAAGCATGCAACACGCAAGTACAAAAACACATCGTATGAAGCAATCTCTGAATCCGGTCTTCCAATTATCAACTCAGTGCTTCAAGAGAATGATGTAGTCATTGGTAAGGTTGTCAACTTGCGAAATGATGCAGCAGGATATGCGTTCAGAGACGCTTCTACGACACATAAGAACTCTGAGCAATGTCGTATTGATGGAGTATGGCAAGACAAGAATTCAGATGGATATCCCTTCATCAAAGTGCGTACGGTTTCTGAACGTATTCCACAGATTGGTGATAAGGTCTCTTCTCGTCACGGTCAGAAGGGAACTATTGGAATGCTCATGGAAGAAGAGGATATGCCATTCACAGCAAGTGGTCTTCGTCCAGATATCATTATGAATCCTCATGCAGTTCCATCACGTATGACCATTGCTCAGTTGATGGAGAACATCTTTGGTAAGATTGGTGTGCGTAAAGGAACATTAGGAGATGGAACACCGTATTCACACTTGAAGGTGGAAGACTTAAAGAAACACATGGTGGACCTAGGAATGCATCCTTATGGCAATGAGATTCTCTACAATGGTCAGACAGGTGAGATGATGCAAGCAGAGATCTTCATGGGTCCTACTTTCTACCAACGTCTCAAACACATGGTGATTGACAAAAAGCATTCACGAGCACGAGGACCGATTGTATCGCTGACACGACAACCTTGCGAGGGTAGATCACGTGATGGAGGTCTACGTGTAGGTGAGATGGAAAGAGATTGTATGTTATCACACGGTATCTCGGTATTTACCAAGGAGCGTCTGATGGATGTTTCCGACCCGTTCAATACAGGTCTTTGTAAATCATGTGGAACACTTGCGATCGTGAATCAAGTCGAAGGAATCTATGCATGTGGTGTCTGTGGTAATAAGACGGACTTTGTGATGAAGACAATCCCGTACGCTATGAAACTTTGGGTCCAAGAACTTGAAGCAATGCATATCACGCCTAAGATGATACTTGAGTAGGATCATCAGGTTGAACCATTGTATTCAAACTTTCACGAGATGGTGATTTTGTCATTCCAGACTTAAATCGACTTGTATCCTTTCTAACTAACCACGCAAGACATCCTCCAACGACTAAAATTCCAACAATAGCAACGATTCCAATGGGGTCCATTTTTTAATTGTCGCGTTCAGTCTGAAAGTTTGTCTCTGCTTTAAACAAAATGCCTGAACACACTACTCCTGCTGGAAACTCTGTTGCACCCGCTATGGGTCAAACTGCTGGACGAAGAACCCGAAAGGGACCTTCTGCTAAGGCGTTGAAGCGTGTTCTCAAGGGACACGGACTCAAGACCTCTGGAAAGAAGGCAACTCTCCGCGCCCGTGCAAAGAGAGCGCACCTCTTGAGCAAGGTTTAAATTATAACATAAAACAACCCAAACTTTTGACATATACATGTCTGAGTTTGGTGCGTCACAAGTTTTCCTATGGATGCGTCGCCCTACCCTGTAAATAATTTTTCTCGCGCTTAAGCAAACAATATGGGTGGTGGTCTTCTTCAACTTGTCAGCTACGGTGCGCAGGACATCTACATTTCCGGCAATCCCCAGATTACCTTCTGGAAGGTGCTTTACAAGCGCCATACGAACTTCGCCATGGAGTCCATTGAAGTCACCTTCAACGGCCAGGCCGACTTCAACAAGCGTGTGACTGCAGTCATCAACCGTAACGCGGACTTGATGTACCGAACATACGTCCAAGTCGTTCTCCCTGCAGTTGACTTCACCTCTGTGACTCAGCTCCAGCGATTCAGATGGCTCAACTACATTGGTCACCGTCTCATCAAGACGGTTGAGCTCGAGATTGGCGGTCAGCGAATTGACAGGCAATATGGTGACTGGATGCAGATCTGGACCCAGTTGTCCCAGGATGTCGGAACCACTGAGGCGCTCAACGACATGATCGGTAACACCCACGATCTCGTCCTCATGAAGGACCGACGTGGTTATGCCTTGGACGCCTCTTGCGCTGGTTCTGAGCTCACCAACTCGTGCGCTCCTCGTGCAGGCACCCCAGCGCGAACTCTCTACATTCCTCTCCAGTTCTGGTTCTGCCGCAACCCGGGTCTTGCGATCCCGCTCATTGCGCTCCAGTACCACGAGGTCCGTATCAATGTTGAGTTCGAGCAGTGGATCAACTGTACCTACTACGAGTTGAGCACTGGTGCAACTGCCCCCACCAGCATCCAGTCCTTGACTGCTGCTTCGCTCTACATTGACTACATCTACCTCGACACTGAGGAGAGACGCCGATTTGCCCAGCAGACTCACGAGTACTTGATTGAGCAGCTCCAGTTCACGGGTGCTGAGTCCATCACATCCTCCTCCAACAAGATCCAGCTCAACTTCAACCACCCGGTTAAGGAGCTCGTCTGGGTTGTTCAACGAGATTCCTTCGTTGACTGCACACCTAACCAGGTCTTTATCCAGGAGGTCAACGGATGCCAACCATTCAACTACACTGATGACTTCAGCACGGAGGGCATCGTGATGGATGTGCTTGCTCGTGGTTCATTGGCTTCAGGTGGTCCCAGAACAAGTGTTCCTACAACACTTAACGATGGTCCTTCAGGTCCTTACCTTCCAGGTTTGGGAATCCCTGGAGTTGGTCCATCGCTCAACGGAGCATCATGGTTGGACTCAAATATTGGTGATGGCGGTAACGACCAAGCAATTGTCTTCGAGGACACGACCAACTACCTCCTCGCCAAGGTTATCCTCGACTCCGGAGTCAAGTGCGAAGGTAAGAACCCAGTTGAAGTTGCCAAGCTCCAACTCAACGGCCAAGACCGATTCACTGAGCGTGAGGGACGATACTTCTCCCGCGTGCAACCATTCCAGCACCACACTCGCACCCCATCTCAGGGTATCAACGTGTATTCCTTCGCGCTCAAGCCCGAGGAGCACCAGCCATCAGGCACCTGCAACTTCTCACGAATTGACAAGGCAACCCTCCAACTCACGGTGTCAGTCAACACAGTGCGATCTGGACGAACTGCTCAGGTCCGAGTGTATGCAGTTAACTACAACGTGTTGCGAGTGATGTCAGGCATGGGCGGCTTGGCATACAGCAACTAAACAACAAAACAAAAGAAAACAAAAAACAAAAGTCACATCAAGATTGATGCGGATTTTGTTTTAAAATTTAGATATACGTAGACAAATAATGCCTACATTTACAGTTGGATGGGGTGGAGCTGGAGAACTTTGGAGTGAAATTTTTAAAGAGTTCAAAGATCAAGAAGTTCTTGGTCTAGAAATAGGTTCATTTGAGGGACGATCTGCAATTTGGCTTCTTGAGAATATTATGACTAACCCAAACTCACATTTAACATGTGTTGATACGTTTGAAGGTTCAATGGAACATTCAGATACTCATAAACATGAGTTATATGAACGTTGTGTATCCAATCTTAGTCCATACCCGAATGTTCAAATTATTAAAGGATACAGTCATGATGTAATGAAAACACTTAATCAAAAATTCGACTTCATTTACATTGATGGAGATCATCGCGCTGCATCTGTTCTTGAAGATGCAGTTCTTGCGTTTCGTCTTCTAAAGTTTGGGGGTATCTTAATATTTGATGATTACTTATGGCAAGATTCTAGATATCCGAAACCAGAAGATGCACCAAAACTCGGTATTGATTCATTTTTGAATACATATAAGGGACATTACGTGGATGTCTTTAAAGGATATCAATACTCAATTAGGAAAGTTAGTTCTGAATAATCAAGGTAATTCACGAATAAAGACTGGATGACCTTTTTCTGCAAATTCAAACCCACAACATTTTTTGTCAACATGTATGTCCTCTCCACATAATAGGATCACTTCACTTGGTTTGTAGACTTTCATTACCTCATCATAATAAGGAATTCCTCTATGTATACTTCCATAAACTATAATATCAAATGCATGGGTTCTTAGTTCATCAATATGAACAGCATTTGTTTTTAATTCTGCAGAAACAGATCGTGTGTAACTGAATCCTTTACCATATAACTTATCAGTTGTACCATAGTCATCATAAATATATGGAATATAAGGAGACTCACTACAGTTTTTTCCAAGTAATTCTTTCATACCTGAAAATATTAAACATCGTAGATAATCTGGAGACGGATTTGATGAAATAAACAGAACACGTTTTGGAGATGGACAACCAACTGTATTTAAAACATACTGTGCCATTGCTTTTGTTGTCAGATGTGTCCTCGTATATTCAAGAAGTTGTGGTATGAATGATTTTGGATCAGATGACGCCATTGCCTCCTTCACAAGTTTCTTAGGGAAATGAGTCATTGTATTTTCAGGACAATTCTCAAGTCCTTCAAACCAAGGTATACACCCGTTTGCAAGAATTTCATAATGTCTCATACAATCCCACCCTCCTTTTCTCCATGTTTTTCCAAACACACTTTTTGCATAGTCTTCATAGTATGATTTCTCATCTGTAAACGTATAGGTTGATAAGTCTCCTGGAATAAGAGATGCCATGGTTTGTGTTTTTTCTGGAACAGTTGTCCTGATCTTTGAAGCAGGTATCGAGAATGAAATTGGGTAAACAGGCATTGTGTTTTAAAATCTATAAAATTACTTATTTATGACCGCAAGAAGTCTCATTAAATGAGCGTTTCTTTCTCCTAATGTTCTTGCAAAAATACTTTGAGGATTGGACTGTGTATGCCTTTCTAATCGTGCAGTTGTAGTCTCATCTATACTAGCTTTACCAACTGTATGGTGAAGATGTTCTGTGATAACATCAGATAGGAAAACACGTCTACCTAAATCTTTTGAAACATCATTTAACCATAGATCGACAAAGTCACTTACAAAATATGGAGGGAGCCAGAATCCACTCTTTTCGATCCACTTACGATGAACAAATGGATGTGTTGACAAATTTGCACCATGAATTAAGTCATCTCCGTAGACAAGAACTATCTTGTCTTCATATTTATCAATTGTCTGACGAACACGAGTATCCCAACTCTTGCTTCTAAATCGTATGTCATCTGCACATAACATAATAATATCCCCTTTTGCAATGTGTTCATATGCGTAATTCCACATTTGACTCAAATTTAAAGAAGTTGGAGATGTGGTGTGTTTTATTGAAATCCCCTTATATGACATGACACCGACGCATTCTTTTGTTTCTGTGTCATCTTCATCAACATATATACAAAATTCAACTTGGGTAGTGTCATCTGCAGTAGAAAGTGCACTCTCTACCATCTCAGTGAGTGCAGTAGGACGTTTTCTTGTTGGTAGAACAATTGAAATCATTTAACTTTATTTCTTAAAAATATCCATGAATACAAACGAGTTAGACCTTCTACCATTGAAACCTTTGGAGACCAATTCAATATCATCTTTGCCTTAGAATAGTCGGCACATCTACCCATATCTCCTTCTGGTTTTGTGGTGTCGTATAAAATAGGAACTTTCTTACCACTAATCATTAGAATCATCTCTGCTGCTTCTCGAATTGTTGTACATGTATCAGGTCCAATTTGTATCGTATCGGATACCCTCTTTTCTATCGCAAGAACAATTGATTCAACTGCATCATCTACGTGTAGAAATGCTCGTCCTTGGTTTCCGGTTCCCCATACTTCCAGTGAAGTGTCTCCTCGTATAACCTTGTAGATTAGAGATGGAAGGACTTGTGACCTTTCTCCAAAATCACATGGACTTCCATATACGTTGTGAAATAACAAGTTTGTTACAATTATATCTGTCTCCTTTGAAAGAAGTTCTGCTTCATAGCAACTCATTAGTTTACTCCATCCGTAAGCGCTCTCGGGATCTGCTGGATATAACTCCGATTCTTTTAACTGAGAACTAATTGAGTTCTGTATATGTTTTGGGAAACTACATGCTGTACCAATGTTTATGAGTTGCTTAACAGTAGAGTTGCGTATAGAGTGAAATACATTAGTATTGATCAGTGTGTTATTGTGATAGACCATGCCTTGATTTTTCATTACAAACCCAATCCCTGCAACAATATCTGCAAGGTGAATTACAACATCTATTTTATTCTCTTTCAAAATATCGTCTAATTGACCCGGTATAAGAAGATCTCTTTGATAGAACCTACTGTCTTCAATAAAAGAAACATCTTCACGCTTACCTCTCCATAGATTGTCAACTATGAAGACATTACCGGTCGTTAATAACCTTTGTGCCAAGTTTGAACCTATCATACCAGCACCACCTGTTATTAAAAAGTTTTTCATTAAGATATCATGTGTTTATTTTTACCCAACATGAACATGTTGCATGTTGCATGTAATAGTTCAATTCCTCTTCAGGCACTTCTGTTTTTGAATATGTGAGCCAAGGACGATGAACACATGTAAAGTCGCCTGCAACACGGATATGAGTAGGTTCTTTACTTGTATATTTCTTGTTAATCAAACAGAATGTTGTATCAATTGCAGCTTTATACAATACCAGTGAAGGGTGTTCAATTTTATCATTCCAAAAGTTACTTTCCCACTCCTTTATCAGTTTCCCTTGATAGTGAATATCATCACGAATATCAGTTGTGATATCAAGTGCAAACCCGACACGTTCAGCATTATGTATCTCTGTAAGTTCAGCAAAAGTCTCAATAAAATTTTCTGGTAGTTTTGTGTTAAACCTGAGATCAGGATCTGTGATACAGTATATGTCACTATCAATGAAGGACTGTATAATATTTTCTTTATGAACATTATGTCCATAGTTTTTTTCCATTCGAAAGACCTTTACATTTTTCTCAATGGTTTCTAGATATTCTATCATTTTTGGATAAGTACTACAGTTATCTACTATGATAATATTGTTAGTATACTTCAGCAACTGATTTACCATATCGCTAACATAGGTTGGATTATTAAAAGCAATAATCACTACCCAAATAAGCATTGTGTTTAAAATATGTAAAAAATATTGAAGATTATACTCAAATGTCTTTGTTTGAAAAGTACACTTCAAATGCTAAAACTCCATCTGATATCAATGAGCACCTCCCAGTACTACTTGCATATACAAAGCAGTGCTCGTCGGTAGTTGAATGTGGTGTTCGTGATGTTGTAAGTTCTTATGCATTCGCATATGGTCTTGTCGATACACCTAATAATCAGTATTTGATGGTGGATCCAAAGAAGTCTAGTCAGATTGAACCATTCTTAAATTTATGTCGTGCTAATGGTATTAACGCTTCATTTGTGGAACAAAGTGATCTTGACTGTCCTTTGGTTCAAACTGATTTGTTATTCATTGATACATGGCATATTTATGGACATCTCAAGAGGGAACTTGCTCGATGGAATACATCTGTAAATAAGTTTATCATTCTTCATGATACCACAGTCGATGAGTGGATTGGTGAGACAGTTCGTGTTGGATGGGATGCCGTAAAGCAAAGTCGTGAGTCTGGAATTCCATTAGAAGAAATACGTAAAGGTCTCTGGCCTGCTATTGAAGAGTTTTTAAACCAACACTCAGAATGGAAGATCGAATTACGTCTAACTAATAACAACGGACTTACTATTTTGCGTCGTGTTTAACCATACGCGTAACCAATTCAGAAAATGTAGTGGTTGCTTTCCATCCAAGTTGAGTCCACGCCTTTGTAGGATTTCCGATCAAGAGTTCAACTTCTGCAGGACGATAGAATTCAGAATTTACTTTGACAATTACTCGACCGTTGACATCTTCACCTCTTTCGTTGACACCTTGACCTTTCCAGATAATTGAACCCCATGCAGTCTCTAGAAACTCTCGGACTGTATGCGTTTCACCGGTTGCGAGAACATAGTCATCAGGTACATCTTGTTGAAGCATTCTCCACATTCCTTCTACATAATCGGGAGCATACCCCCAATCTCGCTTTGCATCTAGATTTCCAAGTTCAAGAATAAATTCAGGATCCTTCTTCAATCGTGCAATTCCCTTAGTGATCTTGCGAGTAATGAACTCTTCACCACGACGTTCAGATTCATGATTGAACAGAATTCCGTTACATGCAAACATTCCATAACTTTCACGGTAATTCTTGACAATCCAAAAAGCATAGAGTTTAGCAACACCATATGGACTTCTTGGATAAAAAGGCGTTGTCTCAGATTGAGGTGTTTCCATCACTTTGCCGTAAAGTTCAGAGGTAGACGCTTGATAGAATCGTGCTTGTGTAAGATTCATAGATCGTAAGATTTCTAAGATACGAAGAGGACCTAGTGCATCTACATCTGCAGTTAATTCGGGTTGACGAAATGAAGTGTGAACATGTGATTGTGCTCCTAGATTGTAGACTTCAATTCGTTTGTAATGAGATACCTCTTCAAAGACAGATCGTAGTGAATTTACATCCGTAAGATCTGCTTCTTTAAGAAAGAATCTAGGGTGATCTAAAATACTTGCAATTCGCTCAGTATTGGAACGTGAGGTTCTTCTTGCAATTCCGTAGACATCATAGTCTTTAGAGAGTAATAGTTCTGCAAGATACGATCCATCTTGTCCGGTAACACCGGTAATTACTACAGCACGATTCATTACTATAGACTATAGTGTCATGTCTATATCATTTTTGGAAACAATTCAATTAGTTCTTTCATAAACTTTGGTTCAACACTACGATCTGTAATCTGTTTTAATCTAAAATGATGGATATTTATTGGAATATTGTATTTGTTAGTATTGAATAACTCAGGCGTAACTAGGTCAAATCTATTTGAACTTGAGGTTAATTTAACACCTAGATCGTGTAACGCATAACTTATTGCAAGGTCATCTTGAAAAAGATATGTATACACTTTTTCCTTATTTTTTACAAGAAGTTCCGCTACATCTCTTGACATATACATTCCTGCTCCAGAGATAAAATATCGAGAGTTATCCGTTCCCATAACTCCTGTGAATAATCCAGTCATTTCTCTAGTTTTTAAATATGAAATGAGTCTAGGAAAATGCCAAACGGATGACAAATTAGTTCGTATTACATGTGTGAAGTTTGTATAATGAAGAAAATATTCCAGACTTTCAACTGTCTTACGAGTTATACCTTCAAACGATTCAGTTCCTGGTAGAAACAAGGTATCATCATCTACTAAGATAATCTCATTCACATTTAATGAATACTGAATGAATATAGTTTTGACAGATGGATGTGTGTTCTTTCTCCATTCTACTTTTAGTTGTTTGAACAGTGGATGTGTTTCACATGCAATCACTAATATTAGGATCTTCATTTAGACATATTCATTCATTAAATGTAAATGAATTTCACGTGGACATTAGAAGATGTTCTATGTACTGATCGTTATCTTGAAGCGTTTCCAAACAACTATTTTAAGACCGACGTTTTCTATCATTATCCTCCAATAAGTTGGCGTGGAAAACAAGTCTATCCTCCATCTTCTAGACAGACCTTGATTGTTTCAGGGCATTCAGATTATCCAATTACAGACCAAATTGTAAAACAATATCCAAATTCAAAATGGTTTTCAGTAAATACCCAATCATCTCGAGTTACAGGAATTCCACTTGGAATCACAAATAATACAGATGAATCCTCTCTTCATCGCATTTATGGAAACATTCCAATGATGCTTGAGGTTGCCCAAACTCCTCGTGAAATCAAAAATCTCGTGTATTTGAATTTTAAGGTTGAAACCTATCCTCATGAACGACAACTTATCCAAAATATGTTTCAATCAAAATCATGGGTTACCTGTGGAACTCCAGTGGATACATTTGAAGGACGAAAGGAGTTTTTGAAAGAAATTCGAAACCACGAGTTTATTCTCTGTCCTCGTGGGAATGGTGTTGATACACATCGTCTATGGGAAACCTTGTATATGGGAAGTATTCCAATTGTAAAAAATGATATTGCTCATTCCGAATGGCAAGACTTACCCATTCTATTTATCAACGACTGGAATGAAATCACTGAAGAACGATTGCTTGCAGAGAAGAAACGAATTGAATCTACTAACTGGAACTTTGAGAAACTTCGCGTTGGTTACTGGATAGATCGTATCCGACGGTCTATACAATGAAGATCGGAACTATTGTAACGGCAACGGATCTAAATCCACTCTATTCTGACTTCATTCCAAACTTTATCAAAGCTTGGAATGCAGTTCTACCTGAAGCAGATGTTCATATTGTATTGATTGCAGACGCTATCCCTGAATCATTACTTCGTTGGTCATCAAATTTGATACTGTTCAAACCAATTGAAGGGATACATACTGCATTTCAAGCGCAATGTATTCGATTACTTTATCCTCGTGAAGTACTGCGTGATGAAGGTGTTTTGATTACAGATATGGACATGCTCCCTGCAAACCGTAGATATTATGTGAATTCTATTGAATCTGCTCCAGACTCTGCATTTGTTGTGTATCGTGATGTATGTTTCCCAGGGGAAATTGCAATGTGTTACAATGCAGCACATCCTTCTACATGGGCAAGTATGTTTGGAAGTGAATCAACTGAGACAATGTTACGTAAATGGTATCAAGGAACTCACTATGATGGAAATCATGGAGGGTTAGGATGGGGAACCGATCAGGTTATTTTTAAACAAACGTTCGATCAATGGTCTGGTGATAAGATCGTTCTCAATGATCAGATTACGAACTTTACACGGTTAGATAGAGTTCATCCTTGGAATTTCACAAATCTAGTGCAATTACGAAATACACTCTTACTTGGATACTTTTGTGATTATCATTGCTTACGTCCCTACTCAGAGCATAAAGAGATCAATGACTTTATTGTATCCTGTTTACAACAGAAGAATTGGGTTTCACCTTCTTAGAAAGAAGTCAACATCTAATCGAGTATTTCCTTCTGGAACATAGAGTGGGTCTTTCCATGTATTCAAAATACACACAGGAAGTTTTGCATACAAGTGATCTAATGGACTATGTAATATAACTGGTATAGCACCACATGCCAATGCTTCATAAACTCGATGTGTATCCATTCCAAATCCTTCAGGACATAATACGAATTTTGAATGACATAAATCATTGTAATATTCAGGTTGTGTTCTTCCTTCTGGATTTTTACGGACCACACGAGTATCTCCTTCAAATGCCTTCAAACACTCATATCTTGGAGGTGTATGATTTGAAAAGTTAGAGTAAATCTCAATATAGCGATACCTTGATGGTTGAATCAATGAAATATGTTTCAACCCACTATCTGGAAATCCAATGGGAATTGTTGTTAACTGTGGATGACTTACAGTTGTATTGATTGCATAAATATGAAGTGCGCGTGGAAGAGTTCTACGAAGTCTATCTTGATCAAAAGGTTTATCTGCATTATGAATGATTAAGTTGAAGCGTTTTGGACTCGCAAGACGAATACTTAAAAATTGATCTAAGTAATCTGCATTAATAAAGACCCAATCACCTTGTCTAGAACCCCATTGCATAAAGGGTCGTTCTTTGTATCGTGGGTCATAGATCCATGTGCAACGATCTGCAAAACTCTTTCCAGAGATCATTACAATGGTTAAAGTATTTTCTTTCTGCTTGTATGGACCACCAAATAGGTTATATTACCCTCTTCGAATTCTAGAGAACATTTCCCTGGTTGGAACTTATTTCCCTGATTGGAAAGTCTATTTATACATTGCACCTGATGTGGATTCTGAATTTTTAAAACAACTAACAGACTACTCGAATGTAGTCATTCGTCCAACTGGAAAGTTGGGTTCTATCAATATGTTTGAAAGGTTCTTTGCGATTGATGAACCTGAAGTTGAAATTATGATGGTTCGTGATGCGGATAGTCATGTTCATTGGAAAGATCGATGGGCAATCAATCAGTTTTTGAGCAATACTCAATATAATTCACATATTATTCGAGACAATAAAGAACATACATCTAAAATGATGGGAGGATTATGGGGTATGCGCAAAATAGATGGACTTGTTATTGAAAATCTCTATAAACTCTATAAAGAATCGCCTTCTGATAGAGGATATGGTGCTGATCAAAGTTTTTTAACTGACTACATATATCCATATTTATGGAAAAATGCGCTAGTTCATTATAGTAATAATCGTCGAATTAAAGATGAAAATGCTGTACAGTTTCCATTTGAATACGTTAACGAACTCTATTGTGGACGTTGTGATTTTGAAAACTTTGTTGATTCTCCACAACCACCATTCTCTGCAGAAAAACCAGAACGTAGATTCAGATTTATCAATCAAAAACTCATTATAAAGACTTAAAATCTTGCTACTCAATAAATGCATCTCAAGCAAATTGGATCTCGCGCTCAAGTTATGCACGGAACAGCTCACCACACAACAGGTGGACTTACTAAGGCGGACCTCAAGATGAACAAATGGGGTCGTATTGTCTCACGTAAGAAGTCAGCTAAAATGTCCCACGGAAAAACTCGCCGTAACAAGTAATGCGATTAATCTCTCTATTAAGTGCTGCGTTATGGGTGGATTTTGCAGTGATGGCGCTCATTAAAGTCGTACCTGCTCCTGTTTGGTTTCTTCCACCCACAGGCGCACTCAGTCTATGGTATGATAAATTTGGACTTGCGGCAGTCTCTGCAGATGTTCTGAGTTTATTTCTAGGAGTTCTTTTGGCTACATTCTTATTTCCAGGAGCAACTGGACTTCAACTGGTAATGGGTGCAATCTTTGTACAGATGATTCATGACATCTTCTTTTACGTTGTAGTCATTCAGGGACTTCCTCAAGGTCAGAATGAAATGATTGATGTTTTCAAATCCTACGCAAGTGAAGGCAGTTGGAAGATTTTGGTTGCTGATGCGTTAATGATTACATCGGTAGTTGCACTTGCCAGTCTTTCTGATTTATTCTTCTCCTATCGTGCTGTTGCATTTCAAGCGTTATTAGGCATGTACTCGTTGATTTATATTACCTATACTAAGTAATGGCTGGAGGATTATTCGGAACACACCTTGCATTGAATCCAAAATGCCTCGTGTTTTCTGCGTTTGTATTGATGGTCTATTGGATGCCACATTTCAAAGCGTGGCAACATCGTGTACTCATGGCATTTCTACTTGCATGTGTAGCGTATGTTCTGCTCGCATGGTATGATATGATTTACGATTGTAAAGATCGGTTGAAACCTACTGCACTCGGATGGATGTGGGGATGGGCAAAACCCCCTTCTTATATGAAAGAGTTTGAAGCACTTCCTGAACGAGAGAAGAAGTTAGTGCGAACCATTGATATTGTCATCTTGATTGGAGTTGTGGTCTTGTTGGTAGTTCCTTTCCTAGTCAAGAAGTAATGAAGGATTTCGTGGACGTCTTGATACAATCGGTAAACTGGAAACTAGGAAACTTTGATTTATTACCCATTCTGTTTGGAATCGTGATGGCATTAATCGATATCACTATGATGGGAACGCTGAAATTTATCGATCAAGGAAAGTTAGCGTATGCGATAGGATTTCCTATTGCTACACTCTTGTATGCGTTTCAACCCTATGTTTTCTTGAAAGCAATGTCTCATTCCAACATGTTGACAACCAATCTAATCTGGAACTTAGCTTCTAATATTTTGGTCACTCTTCTAGGTGTCTTTTTCTTTAAGGAGAAAATCAAAGGTTTGAAATGGTTAGCCATCGGACTAAGTCTCTTTTCACTGGGTATTTTTGCATATTCTGACTAAAGTATAATGAAGACACGTCAACAGAGCTCCTCCAGGACTCTGAAACAACGCCTCAGAGCAGCAAAAAAGAAGTGTAACCCTGGATATGATATCTATGATTACCGAATGAACAAAAAAGGCGAGTTCTGGAGTTGCCTTCCTGCTGGATTGAAGAGACCCAAGACACGTCGCAAAGGCTCCTCAATAAATAAGGTGCGTAGAAGAACTTAGACACCGAACCTCAATCATACATAAATGAGCGACGACTTGATTGTAGCCAAAACGGTTCAAACATCGCCCATACGAACGCTTGCTGAAGGATTGAAGTCCATGTTAGTGGAGATGAGTTTGGTGTTTGATAAGGAGGGAATCCGAATGATTGCAATGGACAATACACGCACTGTGTTAACTCATATGCGTTTATATGCGTCCAAGTTTGAGAAATACGAATACAATCATACGGCACCTAAATTAGATATTGGATTGAATACCGATCACTTTTATCGTATTGTGAAAACAGTGACAAACGATGATACCATTACTTTTTCAGTTTCCAAACACGAATCCAATCATTTGACGATTACTATTGAGAATGGCGAAAAGGGACGTAGAACCAAGTATCGGTTGAATTTGTTAGATAGAGATGATTCGGATATCACGATGCCTGAAACTGAGTTTTCAGCACACACAACCATTCCATCTCTCGATTTCCAAAAGATTTGTCGAGACATGACCTTGTTATCTGCAAAGAATGTTGAAATCAAAAAGGTTGGAAGTATCTTAACATTCACCTGCAAAGGTCCTTTTGCACAACAGACCGTAACAATGGGTGATGCAGTCACAGATATAGTGCCTGGAAAAGATGAATCGGATGCGATTGTCAGTGGAACGTATTCTCTTCCACATTTGGTTCTATTTACAAAATGTTCAAACTTGTCTAACAATCTTGAACTCCATATGAAGAATGACTGGTTCTTGATGATACGATACGTCATTGCAAATTTAGGTGATATCAAGTTATGTTTGATGCCCTTATCTGCTTCATCTTCATAAAACTACTTCTTATCAGAATATAATGCCCAAGACACCTAGAAAAATCCCCTCCCGTCGTCGCAGAACGCCACGTCGTGGAGGTGGTGGACCCGGTGAATACGCCCAAGCTACTGTAGATGCACATCCACTTGTTCCTGTGATTATTAATCCTGCAAGTAAGTTTGTAGTAGTTACCTATTGGTGGGGCAAGGGAAGACAAAATCCAAATACTCAATGGCCTTGTCCTGAAATGTATGTAGAACGAGCTAAAGAGCAGTTAGAATCAGAAATTGGAGAAGAAGACCCCGAATATGCAGCATTTATAGAAAATGAGTTTATTCCCTTGCGTAATGCAGTCACAGGTCGTAATAATACACCTAAGGATACTACAGATGAAACCAAACAGAAATGGAATGAAGCAAAGGTGAAACGTAATTTGATTTTGAAAGGTTTTTTTGAAAAACAATCTGCAAAAGACGCTATTCGAAAATACGTTGAACAATACAAGAAAGAACCTATTTCTACTAATGCTCAAGCTCCAGAATATGGTGGATTGATGGAACAACCTATGATTTTTGAAACTATGATTGGAAAATGGGAATCTGCTTGTAGGGAAGCCAATTGTAACTATTTAACGGTTGAATATCCAGAATTCACTATCAATTGGCCTAAGTTTTATCAGTCTGCGATTAACGCAAAACCTATGTTTATTAAGAAAGCGCTTGAATCCTGCGGAGGAAGAGGTGTTCTCTACGTAGATGGTGATATGATTATTCACAAGTATCCGAAAATCTTTGATTTGCAAAACGTAGATATTATGGCACACGGTTGGGGTTCAGATCCGAGAACAAATATACGATTTAAGGATTGGCAGTGTTATGATCCTTACATTTTTGAGACATCGGGTGGAACAATGTTTTATGCAAATACACCTGCAGCAATTCGTGCATTAGATGATTGGAATGCTGAAAACAATAAAAAAAGCAATGAAGGAAAGGCTGAAGATCGTGTTTTGTCAATGATGTTTACGATGACGAATAAGATTTTAGATACAAACTTGATTCAACTTCCAATTGAATACCTTTGGTTGACCGATAAGTATAGTAATTTTGTTTGGGAGGGGGCTGCAGATGTAAATGACTGTATTATTGAACATCCTGCATGTTTGACTGCTGAAGAAGCAGCTTCCGAACAAGGCGCTTCTGCTAATCGTCTTCCTGAGAAGTATGTTGAAGAAATCACAAGACGAGTTGACTGTAACAGACCTATAGGAACATTGTATGAATACATCTTCTTTCCAAACAAGGATTCCGTGGATTCACTTGGACCCTATTTGAAGTATATGAAATCAGATGACCATCAAAAATTGATTAATATCGTGCCTTATGAGCAACGATATGGAATCTATAATGAGATTGTAGACCGAAATAGAGGTCTTGCAATCAAATTAAAAGTTCCACTTGGAGCAAGTCCAGTTGTATTACCTTTTACAGCAACAATTCCAGTGATCTTAAATCATCTAATTCAAGGCAAAGATGTATGGATTGGTAAACAATTAAAGACAACCTCGGAGACTATTGAGGCAGTTGCATTTAATAAGGGATCTCGTATAAAGACAGAGTACCTTTCAACGATCGTATTGGACATCACAAAACCAATGTTCTTTTCATCTAGAAGTCATATCGTTTTTGCGTTGATTTCAATGTGTGAAACATTAGCCGATATCAACATTCATATGTCCAATAGTTATATGTTTCTATCTCGTATCCGATGGCAACTACTAAGACCTGATCCAAATAGTCCATTGCCTATTATTGAACAAAGTATAGTTCCAAAACTTCCACCTGTTCCACTCACTCCAGATGAAAAACTTGCGGAAGAAAATAGGAAACTTGAAAAGGAAATTCAAGATCGTCTTACAAAACCTAAAGGAGGAATACCTAAGAAAGTGAATCAAATTTGGTTCGGAGGTGAAATACCTGCTTGGCGTCAATACTTATTTGACTCAAACAAGACTGTAGCTGAACGTAATGGATATACCTATCGATTATGGAGAAATGAAGACAGAACTCCTGAAAACTTTGAATCAACTATTGCCTATCAGAATGATGCACTCAAGAAAGGAAAAGAAATAGGTCAATCTCGTTGGGCTCAGGTTGCTGATTTAGCGCGTCTTGAGATCATCTATAAAGAAGGTGGTATCTACATTGACTCGCTCTTTGAAACCAGTGATGACTTCTATACCGTAATCACAAAAGCGTCTGAAGAAGGTGTACAATTTATTGGATGTAATGAAGACCCATGTGAACTTGAATGTAAAGGAGGCAATGGTAAGAAATACTTATCCAATAGTTTCTTTGCAGCAGCAAAAATGTCTGATGTTTTAGCGCGTATATTAGACGATGATGTATTAGCCGAGATTGATTTGGAAGACGAAAACATTAATCAAACTACAGGACCTTATTATTTGCGAACGGCAATCGTGAATCCAGTTGAAGATCGTGTTAAGATGCTCAAGACTGAAGAGATTTATCCATTCCCAATGTCTGGAAGCACTCGTCCTGCAGAACCTAATCCATACTTATTGAAAGCTGAACTCCCTAATGATGCGAGTGTTCAAGTCAATCCAACAATGTGGCTTCAGAAGAACGCACTTGAAGATTTGCGAACTAAAGGACGTGCAGTACAACCACTTGCATTGTATCATGTAGGATTAGGTGGAACATGGTCTACATAACGTATAAAATGGATTTAGTTTACACTACAACTTCAACATTAGGTTAACATGTATCGCAAAGAATTCACAAAAACACCCAAGAAGGATTTGGTTCGTGAGGTAAAACTCATGCGTAAATCAGCAGAGTTAGGGTTATCCCCTAATGTACTTAACACTGACCAAACAACCTTTATTGAAATGGAACACTCTGGTCCTACCATTTCGGAAGTCTTTGGTGAACACATTGATGACCTTCCCAATGATATACGACAGTCAATCTACAACATTTTATACACTTTATGGCAACACGGAATACAATATCGAGATGTAACTCCTTATAACTTTACGTTTAAGGATGGGCGTGTTTGGGTCATCGACTTTGGACACGCAAATCAATATAAGCGCTTGGATAAATATCTTAGACATATCTTCAATGAAGGTTGGTTAGTCAATTGGAATCCTGACTTTATAAGTTTGTCTGCTTTAGAGTAATGGACACTTACTGGACACCCGAACAGAAAGCCGAATGGCAAGCACGATGGAATGCAGAGTCTGAAGATTCATTTGAGAGAGCTTCTCTGTATGATATGAAAGTAGAGGGTATCTATCGCCCTAAGGAGGTAAATTCATTGCCTGCTTCACCTACTTCTATTTTTGGAACTCCTCCTGCATCTCCAACTCCTACAGCATTGCCACCTCTTCACCCACCTCCTGCTACAGACCCTAAAAAGATACTGTCTGACGCTAAACGAGCTGCTTTTTTTAAAGAAAAGCGTAGATTGACACCTCAAGAAGAAATCGCGATTTTCAATGAAGCCAAAGCAAAGTCCAAGATTCCTCAAGGAATTGCAACCAATGCATCACGTCGTAATGTTCCTTCATTGTTTGGTGGTCGCACTAAGACACGTAAGGCAAAGAAGGGTGGTGAAATTGTCACTATGTTTTTCCATCTTCGCGATCAGGTTAAGTTGTACCATTGGCAAACTCGTTCATTTGCAGAGCACAAAGCAACTGACGATTTGGTTGCTGCATTGGATACCAATATTGATAAATTCGTAGAGGTCTATATGGGCCGCTACGGACGTCCTTATATCAAAAAGACACTTCCAGTTAAGAATCTGACCATTACAGGTATCAGATCCTTCATTACAAAGAGTGATGAATGGCTTACAACCTCTCTTCCAAGAATGTTAAAAAAGGCGGATTCAGACTTGCTGAATATTCGTGATGAAATCTTAGCGGACTTGAATCAAATCAAGTACTTATTCACACTTTCATAGTTACTTCCCTCGAGTATTATGTGCTTTATAGACGATATCGTCTGTTCCTTTCATCTTCATTGTCGGAGCAAAGAGTTTCCGATCCGTAATGTTAGTCGTTGTATTCCAAACTTTAATAATATGAAATTGTCCCTTGGGTGACACTGAAACACCCACAATCGCTTCTTTGTAATTGGTTAGAAAACCATTGATAAAGCAGTGTGCCATTGCATCAATAAACATTTCACAGGTTTCTCGTGCATCCACTTTCTTGGACCACGCACCTCCACGGATATGTTCTGGCGCCTCCCATAGTGGACGGTAACCGTCTCGCATGAAGAAGAACATACCGGATTCCCATGCGTCTTTAGAGATAGCATCAATCACGGTCCAGAACTCTGCCGGTGTGGAGAGTGTTGCAATATTTGTATACGATTTTTCAGAGTAGTCACTGTCATTCGGGTCATGATACCAGAGGACCCATTTGTTCGGCATTATAGTTGAATCAGACATTGTGGCGCCTTCTATGTTATTGTCTAGGTTTCAATCCATTTTGTTTGCCGTACAGTCGTTTTATTGGAATCGTCATGGTTCCATATTTGATTGAATCCACAAATTGAAATGGTTTGTACACTGGAACATTCATAATATGAACTCCATCACATACTAAAATAATGGATGCATTTTCTGGAATTACATAACCTGCTGCTCTTAGAGCATCCAGATACGTTTTGATTTTCTTAAATTTTGAAGTTCGAAGAATCGTTGAACCAATTCTTGCCATTGGTTTTTCAAAACTTAGACATGACCCCATTGATAGAAAATGGATATGATTCTCTAAACAGAAAAGAAGGAGGACACCATGGATATCTCAACTCTCTACACATTAAGAACTGTACCCCGACCCCCTTTGAATGAAGCAATCCGAACACTGATCTCAAAATTGAAGATCACCTTTAAACCTTCCTTTCGTCGCCCAACTGTTCGCAGGGCACATGTTGAGGAAGTCTCCGTAAACTGGAGAGAACTCGCGCTAGTCTCCTTGCATCGCAAGGTGCGTGAGAAGGACGACCCAGACTACGATGAGGTCAACGCATTCCTAAACAAACTGACCAAACAAACCTACGACAAGATGATGGTTGGAATCATGGAGAAACTGGATAAACGCGATTCCATGTTTCGACTCCGTGTTACAACTCTGTTGTTTGACCGAGGCGTTACGCAAACCTTCTATGCTCCACTGATGGGAGACGCATACAAGGATATTGCAAGTGCATATCCTGATGCACGTCAAGATTTGCTGACTCAAGTCACAATGTTTGATACGCTTTACGACAACGCAAATGTGACTGTCGTTCCAGTTCATACCGATCCTGAATACGAGCAAACCATTCTCAAATGGTACAAGCAAAAGGAGAAGAAACGAACCTTTGCAGTCTACGTTGCTGAACTCTTTGCTAGAGAACTCATTCCACACGAACTGATGTCTACGTTTGTCAAGACCATTGCGGATGACTTAAAAGAGTCTATTCGACAACCTAAGACACCTACTGCAGAAGAACACGTGGACGCTCTGGTTCGATTCGTCTTTGCAGTGGCAGCAAAAGTGCCTGAAGTTAAGGACCCTGTTAAACAGGTTCTTGCAATTCCAAAGGCAGAAACTCCCTGTCTCAACATGAAAAGTCGCTTCAAATTGGAGGATTCTCTAAAACTCTAAGTTCGCTTGTTTGAAGGATTAATCCAAATCTCATTATGAGCAAGATTCTCTATAAATATAAAACCATTTCTAAGTAGAATGGCATCACATTGTTTTTTTCTTTCAGACTCTTGGGTCTCAATACAGATAAGATACACAGGTATAGACCAGTCCATTGTACTGAGAACCTCTAATTCAGAACCTTCAACATCTAGTGACCAAAAATCAATTCGTTTAATCTTAGCATCATGAAGAATAGAGTCAAGTCTTCTTGCAGGAACATTGATTATCTCTATATTTTTACCTTCATGCCAACCATTGAAAAATTCGATAGTTGTATTATCTTTGACTGAACTAACTGCTCCATGATTGTAGAGTTCAATGTATCCTGACTTTTCTGAAATAGCTGCGTGATACACAGAACACTTTGGACGATTTTTAACAAGTTTTTCAAATTCAGATGGAATTGGTTCTATTAACACTCCTGTCCAATTTAATGAATCTTCAAAAAACTTAGTATTTGAATATTTAATACCATCTAATGCACCTAATTCTAGGAATATACCATTACGATAAGACGGAAAGTATTTAGTATAAATATGTTTGTCTTCTCCCATTTGTCCATAATAGTTGTATCCTACTTTGAACTGTCCATTTGCAAGTGATAATTTCATTGATATAAGAGTTTATTCGTTAAACTTCAAGAGAACGCAACCTTGCGTCAAAGAAAATGAGTGCTGTGCCCTCTGCTACTGTTATGGCTGCTGCCGCAAAGATCGCGATTGACCAAGATCGCCCGATTTACCTAGACTATTACAACGACAGCATTGAGAAGAAGTGCTGTATCGGTGTTCAAGACACAACTAAATTTTTAGTTAAGTCTGACACCGAGTATACGTCGCCCATTGAATCCATCTCTCGAATTAAGGAAGATAATGTTTACATTGTCCTCACAGAGAACAGTCTCTACATTGTCTCTTCGGATATCCCTGTTAAACGCATTGTGGGTTCTAGTTCATAATGGACTTCCCACCTCCTCATCGTATTTTATATGAATGTTTGAATGATCGTGAAACAAAAACACTTTGGGACGCTTACAAAACTAAGTATGCAGATCAGTGTGAATTTGAGGAAGTAGATGCTGCGTTGTCCAACTCAATGGATGATTTTGCAAAATGGTTCTCCCAATGGATTGCATTTGCACCTGAACGACGCTCTACACGCGCTCGTGTTTTACTTGTATGGCATGCACACTTTTTGAGTTTGGCATGTCAACAGATGTTACGTAGATCCCTTGAAAAACGATCCTTTCGTTGTAGAGTCTGGTTTCATATAGAGGAACCCTTATTACAATCTGCAATTGTATCACGATGTATTGTGACTCGTGTTCCTTCGTATCAACATACACCTATTGTTCATGGAACTTTAGATACACGTCTATGGGACGATCCAAGGAAGTTTGAAATGGAATTAGAAGCGTCTAACCTATAGAGTAGTATGCGAGTGTTTACAGACGGTTCTTGCACAAGTAATGGAAGAAAAGACGCCAAAGCAGGGTATGCAGCATGGTTTCCAGATCATCCTAGTTGGTCCTCAGCACATCGAGTTCCAGAAGACCAAGATCAAACGAACAATCGCGCCGAGTTATCTGCTATTCTACTTGCAGTGAAGACATTAGAAGATCGTGGAGAATTGGACTGTGATTTGGTGATTTATTCAGATTCAGAATATTGCATCAATTGTTTAACAATTTGGATTACAGGATGGATGAATCGAGGATGGAAAACTGCTGCTGGAAAAGACGTTCTTCATCAAGATTTGATTAAAGACATTACATCTCGTCTTTCCAAATTCAAGTCACATCGATTTGTACATGTTAAGGCGCATACAGGAGGCATAGATGAACTCTCCAAACACAATGATATGGTTGATAAGATGGCGCGTGAAATTGTAGAAGGAGTTGTTCATTCACCTGAAACGGTTGTAGTGGATGAACTCTTTCCAGGATGTCCTTTACGAATCATGGGAGGTCCGATACAGCAAAAGGACATTGTGAAATGGATGCGTGAATCTCTGGACACATTGGACACGGACTTGGTTGACAAGCACTTGTTCAAGGCGTTTACGGAAATGTGTAAGTCACGAGATGTCAATTTAACAAAACAGGTCATTGCACGAACACCTGTGATTCGCGCTTCGCATGGTCATTTACAAACAAATGTCGTAGATAAGGTAGAATGAGTATTGAAGCGTTTCATTTTTGGTCACCATCTTGCACACCTTGTCATGCCATCAAACCGGCAATTGAGGACTTGAAGGAGGAATTTGATGATGTGAAGTGGACTTCTGTGAATACTCATATTGATCCGCACGGTCTTGGAAAGAAGTTTGGTGTTCAAGTTGTGCCTACCATTGTGGTCTTAAAAAACGGTGCAGAAGTGGGTCGTCATTCAGGAACGAATATGATTGTGTATTATAGTTTGCTCAAGAAGGCGCGATCTATTTAGGACAGGTTGTTGCAGATGCCGATCCAAGTCCGATTCCACCACCACCTGAGGATGGTCCAGTGGTTGCGGATTGAACTGTTTGAGTTAACCACGCTTGTGCAACGGGTTCACCATTAGGTCCAATGACATAGACAGTTCCATCGGATGCAGAATAGGTTCCATCTGCATTTTTAGTCATGGAGGATAGGAATGGAGTTTTTGGAAGACCAAAGGAAGGTAGACGTTCCGGTATAGTGGATTGAACAATCCCATATCCCGTACCGCCAATAATGAATCCTTCTGCAAGAGCAATCACAGACTTGATGGCAACGCTGCCTATCATATTGTCACATGAATTGAGTTGCCAGACTTGAAGTCCAAAGAAGAGAGGAAACGTAAGTGCTGTAGCAACACTGTCAAGAGCATTACGGTTATTCCATAAATCCAACAAGTAATACCAGAAGATTGTGGCAGTCACGACCAATCCTTGAGGTGCATATGGACTCTTCAACGATTCAAACCCGTAGACTTCACATCCATTCCATGCACTCATGGCTCCACCAGTAAGAGAAGGTCTACCCACTTGAGCGCCAGTATTCGTTCCACTAAACATTGCAGTTACATCTGGAACGTCCTTGGGTGGAGTCATTATCAAAGTATACAAATCTCCAATCATTACAGTCACGCCTGACCAAAGGAACTGCATAGCATAATGTATGGCAATGGACAGTAATCCTACTATACTTGGAATTGAATACGCGCCGCGGAGTGTGAAAATATCCGCAAGGATTCCGAAGAGAATCAAAATGTGAGGAAGGAAGGTAATTGCATCTGTAAACAATATACCCACTCCAGGAGGAGCGTTAGGAACCGAGGGGCGACTTCCTTTCAAATAATAAAGAGTTCCTAAAACCGAGACAATTGCCGTAACAATCGCAGTCACCAGTGCTGCCCACCATGGAATCATCTCCTGAGGAGGTGGAGAAGAAACTGTTGGTGGAGGAGAAACTGTAGAAGGTGGTTTAGATGCCATTGTCTTTCTCCTATACTTGTTTTATAGGATAGATACAATGGGAAATACATCTTCACAACCAGCACCTGCACCTGCACCCGCGCCAGCACCGTATGTTCCACCTGCAACTTCTAAATTTGAACGACCTAAAAATTCAACAAACCTTGCACTGTCTGTTAAAAACAGTTCAAGTTGTGATACCTGTAAAATCATATTAGATCCTACACTTTCATCATCATCTGTTACGTTAACACGAGATATCTTGGGAAAGATTCCTGCATCTCAAAAGGCTCCTTCCGATTCCTGGACATGGGATCGGTTTGTTATTTTTCAAAACGGAGTTCCTACATTGTTTGAAAGCAATGCAGACATAGATTTACGATGCGGATCTAGATGCACTTATAAACGAGCTGATCCATCTGCATTTGGACAAACTAAAATCAAAGCAAGTGGTTGTAGTGAAGAAACCGATGTAGGTCCTGATGGAACAGTTGTATTAAGGTTAGGGTCTGCAGGTGCGAATCGAAGTAATGTATTGTGTCACTTTAGAGATGATAAAATCGCATGGGAAGCAGACCAGAAACTTGCAAGCAGACGATCACAGACCAAATCTTCTGAAAAAATGGTTCGTATTTGGAATCCATCGGATGACCCAACGGATCCAGACGGTAGTATTGCATTGAATTACAAAAACTACGGAGCACTTACCAAACTTCACATTAAACCTTCAATTCCTTTCAAAGTTGAATTTAATCCTTATTGAAAATCTATAGGCGATAAGAGTAATGGGAAACAAACCTTCACAACCAGCACCGCCTCCACCTCCGCCTCCGCCTCCTCCTCCTGTTTCACCGTTTCCCTCTTGGTGGTTTCCAAATATTGCAAACCCAATACCTCCGCGTCCACTACGATTCAATGAAATTACGGAGTTAATGAGTTTATATCATCCATTCCCTCTTCGTATGGATACAATTGGTTCAGGTACAAATATTCAATATGACGCTTGTCTGCAAATTGGTGAGTTTGGAACAACAGGACGAGATCCAGATAAGAATGTCTTTTTAATTCCACTGAAAGTTGATGCAAATCCAGGCGATGGTGCAAAGTTCATCAATACACTTGGAAGCAAGATTCCTGCGATTGTTGCTGCTCAACCGGATCGTCTACTTGGATATCCAGATACAGATGTAGGATTGGGTGCAGAGTGGAGTCTTGCACAGGTTCTCAAGGTCAATCGTTCGTATTATACATGGGTCACTTCAGAAGGAACACGTGTGATTGTGATGGGCGAACCTATTTTGATTTCTAGATCCGATATGGACGCTATTAAACGTCTTCCAGTGACTCCACCTGGAGATGTGATTCATGAAATCACATCCGTCCGTTACAAACCTGCACCACCTGTTGATAAACGAGGCAACCCAATTCCATGTCCCAATAAAATGCTTCCTGTCATTCCATTACCTACAAATGCATTCAAACCCGATGTAGAAGGAAAGGATTTCAGTTTGTATATCTTGGGTCCTGTTTCTGTCTTGATTATCATTCTGTTGATTTGGTTTGGATTGAAGATGGCAACGGGTCCTGCAGGAACATTTCTTAAAAGTGCAGGAGACTCATTAGGTAGATCTCTAGCAGGTGGATACGATGCACTCAAGAAAGCAAAATTACCTGTGATGCCTGCATTGCCTGCATTGCCCGCAGTCCCTGAATCTCTTGCAAAATCTGCTAGAACTACTCGACGAAATCTTGGAAGCGTATTAGGAGTTGGACCTACTGGAAGAACACCTGAACCAAGACAAATACCAAAAGATACACCTATTGAAGAAGTATTCCCAGTTCTCAAACCTTCCAGCGACATTCAAATGACCAATCCGATGTTCAAAGATGAGCAAATGTTCAAAGATGTTCAAGCAGAGAAAGCAGATAAACGTAGGAAAACGATGAGAAAACGATTGCCTCGAGGAACCATTCGTGCTGTAACAAATCTTCAAAAAGCGCCCCCAGGAACACCGGCAGCAATCGCAGAGGCGCCAGCACCCCCAGGAACACCGGCAGCAATCGCAGAGGCGCCAGCACCCCCAGGAACACCGGCAGCAATCGCAGACACTTCAAATACAGCAGTGAGTGAACTTGAAAACATTGAAAAGAACATTCAGGATAAGAAGAAGAACAGTCTAAAAGAAGCAAAATCACGTGCACTTGCAAGCAATGCATTTAAGAAATCAGTCAAACCACCTGCACTTCCACCTCATTTGAGAGGTGAATCTATTGCAACACCTAAAACACTTGAGGAAGTTCAGAATGAAAGTCTACTTCGCGACACTGCAGATAGTGTGACTCCAGTACGAGTTTCTCCTCCAGTTTCAGCATCTAAACCTGAATCTAAACCTGCTCCACCAGTAAATTATAGTGAAATGTCAAAACCTATGGTTCAAAAAGCGCCAAGACGACTACCTCCTTTGGAACGACGTCTATCTGTAGCGTCTAATACCAGTCAGGGCACAACTTCTTCCAAAAAATCTACTGAAAGTCAATCCGATCGTCCAGGTTGGAATCAACGATTTGTTTCCACAGATGACTTTGCAAAGTGGTCACGTCCTATGCAAATTAGTTATCTAAAAGGTCTTCAAAAACAAAAGTTAGATACTTCACGATTTGAACCTTTTATGAAAAAGTCTAAGGGAGGTCGGCGTAGACATCGTATGAAGACTGGACGCCGAATTTAAACAAAATGAATGGAGAAGTCCTAAACAACTTCACTTAAAAATGGTTGTAGCAACACTTATCTCAATCTCTGGTACTCTCTCTGAAGTTTCCATTCCTGCAAAGACCGCAGATGTCTTAGAATGGTTACGTAAGAAACTCAAGCAACCTACATTACAATTCCAAGGCAAGTGTGTCCACGAAGAGCATTCCTTTGCATTCTTCGCGGTTCCATCGGAAATCGAAGATGAACAAACTAATCAACATATGTTACCTCCACCCTTCAATGATGATTCATTTCAAGGGTCTATTGCAGTTCTAAAGTCTGCAAATCCAAATCCAGACGACTACGATCGTCAAGCGTCCAAATATGTAGACTTAAAGACCGTTGAATATGACGAGTTCTATGCAACCTGTACATTTGATGAAGAGGATGACCCCGAAGAACAGGGAGAATATGAAGAAGATGATGGACTCGGTGATCCTCAACAAGAGGAACCTGAAGACCCAGTGGACGCAACCGTTCGCCCTCATGTGACCGTTCACATGCTTCATGCTTCCAACGTGTTTGTGGATCATCCATTACGAGACTTGATTCGTTCAAAGTTTGAGAGTGAAGAGATTGAACATGCAATTTTGACCCGTTCAGTTTCGGATGCACAAAAATGGTTTATTGATATTGATTGGACTAATTCAGTCTTTGTAGACATGTATCGTAGTCGTGCAGTTTCATTGTATCGATATCGTGATCTTGCAAAGACAATGACTGCTACTGAGTTTGTAGACTCCACTGCAGTAGATCTCAATCCTAAACGATGGACATCCATCATTGAGGCATTGATTGAGAAGGAAAAGGCGATGTACTCCAAGAAATCCACAGCAAGTATCTTCATGTACTGCTCCTCGTGTAAGGTCAAGACCAAGTGCGACTACTATCAGTTGCAAACACGTTCTGCAGATGAACCCATGACGACTTTCGTGACTTGTTTGGAATGTGACAAGCGGTGGAAATTTTAGAGATGATACACAATGGGTCTTCGTGACACTCTTGAAAAACACAAGGTTCCTATTCCGGATGATTTTGATGAACGTCTTGACATTATCATTGCTGGTTTGAAACGTAAATCCAATTACAAGCAAAAACTTGAGAAATTCAAACACCATCGTCCCACAAGTGGAGGTGCTGAACTACCTCCTGTAGCGCCTCCAATCATTCCTGACTCGGAAGACTATCTTGGACCTCGTTTGCGTTGGTTTTTAACTGCAGTGACTTCACCTTATGCAAGAACTCTACTTGAAGGTATCTTTATGGTCGTCTTTTTCGTAAGTTATCTTGAAAAGATTCCTGTCTTTGGAAGCATTTTAAGTGCATCATTAGATATCATTCTTGCAGGTGGCAAGATTATGGTCAAGTCAGTTCAGTCATTACTTCCAGCAGCGATTGGTGTGATTCCTCTTCCATATACCTCTATGGCAGGTATTGCAATTGCAGCATTGTTTGGATTCATCGTATGGCCTATTTTTGCAATTGTTTCATTGAGTCGACAGGACTTTGTAGCTGCAATTGAAGCGTTCACTCGAATGATTCCTTCTCCACTTGGAGATATGATTGCAAATACATTCCTTGAAGGAAATCGTGCAGTCGCAAAGATTGATGAGAAGCGTATTCGTCTTGGAAATGACGTTGCAAATGGATTAGATCAACTTTCTACACTTACAAATAGTGTATCTTCGTCTATGAAAGAAGGATTTGAAACTCTTGCGAAACAAACCCAAGAAGCAGCCTCTAATGCTAAAAATGCTGTCCCTACAGTTCCAAAACTTCCAACAGTTCCCACAATTGGCGGTTTTCACAGACGCTCACGAAGAAAGACATGGAGAACCAAGACGACCCGACGCAAATTAGAGAAACTCTAAGGGAATGGATTGGATTAGATGACCAAATCCGAGCATTGCAAGCGCAGATTAAGACAATAAGAGATCGAAAAACAATATTAGGAGCAACCGTTCTAGAGTTCATGCAAGGTAACAACTTGGATAATTTTGTAATTGAAGGTGGAGCAGGAACCATTGCTCGCTCTACACGCACAGTTCGTCCTCCTCTTCGTCGAACAGCCATTCGCACACAACTTCTTCTTCAGTTTGCAGATCAACCTCAACGAGTTGCCGAAGCATTGCGTGCAATTGAAGGAATTCAAGAAGGTGACGATATGAGTGTTGGAGGAACACAACGAGTCGTTTTGTCGCGTAGGGTTCCAAGGACGCAAAACATCAACCTTCAATAAAAATGAATGACACGTTTGTGATTATTGTCACTATGTTGTTCACATATGTTCATGTTTTCAACAAGATTGCAACACTTTACTTTGAATCCGATCGCACACTGACTTTGGAAGACTTGGCAACTACTCTACGCGCACACGTCGAATCATTCGTCTAGGTTTAGGTTTGCACTGATTCAACCAATCTGTCTTGCTTTGAAAGAGACCTTGTTCAAGACCTTTGAGAAGACATTCACGGTGAATCGTTATATCTTCAATACTTACTTTGCAAATCACACAGACCTTTAGTTTATCCATGTATAGTTGGAACATTGACTGACTCATGTGTTTCCGTTTTTAGATTCATTAAGACCCAGATTGCATCGTATTCAGCAGCACGTAACTTAGCAAGTTCTCTTACTTTAATCTGCTCCTCTGCCATAACAAGGTTCAGACGTTCACGGTTTGTTAACTCTTCCTTTTCCAATTCAAGAAACCTTTGCAAGCGTTCTAGTTTACGTTCGTATGAACCTGAAGTACGAGATCCGCGAACAAGAAGTTCAGTATTAAGACGTTGAATTGACATGCGATTCATTTTTGTATATCATGTCAGTGATTAGTCTAGAATTCCATTTTAAAGATTGAACCGTTGCTTGAAGTCGCGAACACTGTCACGGAAACTCGGTTTGTTCCAGAGAATCCATCTACTTAATGCTCCAGGAGTATCAGGTTTGCTCCAGTGCTCACCCATTCCAGAATGACGTTTTATATATCGTGCTTTACGAGTCACATTCTTGTGCTTTGTAAAATCACTATACCCCTTGGCTCCAAATGGAACCACCTTTTCCTTTCCTTCCTTTTCAAATACTGCATCCCACTTCTTGTCACGCTTATGTGAGCGTCGGAGTGTCTTGAGTCTCATTGTATGTAAAAAGGGTTATATTTCTAGAACGCGGATAACCACTCCGCGTATTGTTCCCGTGGAATCTTCAGTTCATCCAGTACTGCTTCTGCGAGTCGTATTTGTTCTTCGTAGTCCACATCCATTCCGTAGATGGCAGCCATCTTCTGTTGTAGAATTTCACCTATGGGAACTGGAGGCACAAACGCGTCGTCAAATCCAATCATCACGTTGCTGATGCGAGCCACGTGTCCTTGAGTGCAGACTGAGTAGGGGATTGCTCCATCTCTCAACTCCTCCCACAGTCTCTTCTCCAACTCCTTGCGAACGTCTTCCTTGTACTGCTTGATGGTCCACCACAGTCCTCGAAGAATCCTTCGGTAGAGTTTGTCGTTCTCACTGAAGATGGTGTCCTTGTTCCACCAGTTGACTACATCACGGTAGACCATGTCGATCTCGTAGTGAGAGTATCCCTTCTCTAGCCAGCCAACTCGCATTTCTCGGACGCTTCCTGTCTGTTCTGGGGGAACTTGAACTGCCAGAAGGATGTTGATGGAGTCCCTCATCTGCTGAGTGATTTCTCGTGTGTGGACGTTCTGCGAGTCTGCTGCAAGTTGTGCTTCACGTTGGTCTGCTCGGAAAACAGGTCTGTGAACAGCATGCCAATCCCTGATCTGAATGTAGACTTGGATCTGTTGGTGGAAGTTAGGGACAAATCGCATTACCAAGGTTCCATTTGCGACCCACGCTTGAACTTGAGCGTCTGCCTGCTCAAACGTAGCACCTTGGTCTACTAGTCTCCTAATCGTATGGAACATGGGTCTGAGCGAGTACTCGTCTGCTTGACTACGAAGTCGTTGTTGACTTCTTTCGGTTAACCCTTGGGTCAGTTGTGGCATTGCCTCTTCAATGGTAGTCCTTGCTACAATAGGGTTGTGCATGTAGAGGTCGTAGATGTTGCGTATTTCGCGCATAGATCGTTCGATGATCGCAGTTTGCTGTTGGCGAAGAAGCACAGCGTGATGGAGATTACATCGGTTGTCGTCATGTGCTGCATGTTTGTCACAGCGTGTTCCATTTGACTTCACGGAAATACAGATAGGGCGTACAACTAGAGGAGGAGGTTCGCGAACTCCAACAGGTAGAGTTCCAACTGGAACAATTCGATTTCCGACTCGAACGTGAGTTCCTTCTTGGAGACCTCGCCAGTTGGCACGAAACCTTGCCTGTTCTCGGTTGAAACGCTCCTCTAGTTGAGGGGTTGCGATCATATGGAGATGCCTTCCACAAAGGGTTCTCTCATGTGTATAGATATGTGCGGTGCAGGGTGTTGATTGCTTAGTGAATGCTGTACAGGTGGGCATCTTGTCTTTAGTTCTTCAGGATTTGTGTGTTCGTTTTTCAATCAGAGGACTTGCCCCTACTGTTTCTGACCCAACTAAATCCGTTTTACCAACATCGTCCAAAATGGATTTGATAACCCCAAAACTAATCACCTCAAGTCCTACATACGATATACTGTGTGAGGCGTGAGATCTACACGATACAATGATTAAACTAATTCCCTACAGCGTCACCATGCGAAAGTTAGGATACGTCTTGGACACGTCGATTCGTGGGTTCATGCGTAGTCAGTGGGTGCCCAGGGGCGCAATCAAGAAGCAGAAGGTTATGAACGAAAAGGTTGACCGGGTCGTTCATACACTTGAGAAGTTCGCGAAGGTTGTTTCGCGAAAGTGGAGAGTTCTGCTCGATAAGCGTGCAGAAGTGAGACGATTAAGGTCCATCGTGCTGCCCATGTTAGAGGGTGGACTTGGACGATACCCTAATTGGGGTCTGTTGATGTACGAGGAAGACATTCGACAGAAGAAGATCCAGGATGATATTCAACAGGCGTACTTTGATCGTCTCGTTGCGATGCCCGATGCAGAGTGGGTTGCCCACACTCAGCGCGTCTTCCGACAGATCTACATCAATCGCGAGGAGATTCAACCTTGGATTGCCATTGCAAACATGATCAACCGTCGTCGCTTGGAAGCACGAAAGGCAATCAATGAAGGCAAAGCAGTCTGGACAGAAATCAAACCCAAACTCAGAATCCGATCTGGGAGATTCGGAGCATTGGATGAAGAGTAGCAACCCTTTGACACAAATCTGAAACTAATTTACAACTCACTAAACACAAAAACAAAACAAAAAGAGTTTTTACTTTCGGTTCCTTGTTGGATTCCATGAACCACTGTCATGCAGACTCTTCGCGACTTTCATGTGTTTAATGGAGAAGTTGATTTTGCAGTTGACTTTAAATTTAATCTCCTTGAAGTTGATTTCTTCTTCTTATCTTGTG